CTAACACTAGTAAAACCTAAATTATTAGTGGCTGTTACAGTAAAAGTATAACTTGTTCCATTAGTTAATCCGCCAACTGTTATAGATGTTCCAGAACTAGTTCCAGTAAAACCTACTGGAGAACTAGTTACTGTGTAAGTTACAGAACTACCACCACCTAAACTTGAGGAAGCTGTAAAACTAATATTAGCTGACCCTGTACCAGAACCTGCTATTACATTTGTAGGCGCAGAAGGGACACCAGGATAAACTAAACTAGTAGGAGAACTTTCAGTACCAGTAATTCCAAGACTATTATTAGCATGAACTGTAAAAGTATAACCAGTGCCATTAGTTAACCCAGAAACTACAACAGGACTTGAAGCACTTGTTGCTGTAAAATTTCCGGGAGAACTAGTTGCAGTATAAGAACTTATATTAACACCACCATTATCTGTTGGAGCTGTGAAAGAGATACTAGCTGAAGCATTTAAATTAGAAGTACTCACAGAAGCTGGAGCAGAAGCAGAGTACACTGCTTTTGACCAAAGATTTGCTTGTTTTTGCTGTAGTTGACTATTTAAACCCCAAGCACCATTAGCTTTTCCAGTGAAATCAGTTCCACTTGAAGTTGTCAAAGTTGCAGCTATAATATTACCTTTCCAACGATTAGCCATTAGAAAGCTCCTTATGAAATGTCTTCATAACTTATAGTGTAAGTGATTTTACTAGCTACTCCCGAAGTTACAGTAATTGAAGTACCTTCTTCAAGATAGACAGCAGTAGACTTATCAAGTACGTTTAATGTAGCGCCTGCTGGAATAGCTACGGTAAAGATAATAGGAAACGCTGTACCACCACTAGGTGCAGAACCTTGAGCTACTGCACCGTTACTATAATTTGATATAGTGGCGTTAATACTATTTGTACCGTCTATGTTAGCTGCTAAGATTTGATTTACTTTATATACTTTACCGCTACCACTGGGGTTTGTCAATAATACGACCGCAGTTGTAACCGCGGGTGTTAGATATGTAGTCTTACCATACATTGCTGTAATGTTTATTATATTTGGATTTGCCATATATTACCCCCCAAAGGCGATGGACATTGCTATCGATTTACCAATCGATGTGGTAGATGATGATAACGATATTGTTGGCGTTTCTAATAACCGCCAATTACCTGTTGTTGATGTATATATAAACGACACATACACTCCACTTATATCTAGTACATATGAGGTTGCGTCTCCCTCAATTGTTTTACCAGCTGGTAAGATTGTTAAATTGTTGGTTGCAAATGTGTTATTTATATCAACAAATCCAATGATTGCACCATCTAATGGAGCTGCAGGCATAGTCACGCTAAACGCTCCACCTGATGTATTACATCTAACTAACTCATTACTGGATGTAGAATAATTTGCAATTTTAACAGTAGTTGGTACTAAGCCACCGTTACTAATCACACCATTACCTCCAAATGGTATAGATAATAACCGCCAATTTGTTAGGGATGCCGTATATACAAACGCAACATAAGCACCATTAATATCTAATAACATTGCAGTACTATCACCTTCAATAGTTGCACCAACCCCTGGCGCTAATGTTAATGGATACGATCCAAATGTTTTAGCTATATCGATAACACCAATTTGAGCACCATCAATTGGTGATGCAGGTAATGTAACTGTAAATGACCCAGATGTTGTATTGGTACGTACTAACTCATATACTGCAGCTGTATAAGCTGATGTTTGTACCGGAGTTGATGTCAATCCACTCGATATAGTCGCCCATGCTGCAACTGTACCATCAGTTGTTAAGTATTTACCTGTATTGCTTGTTTGAGTTGGTAGTGATACAGCAGGGGTTGCACTTACCCATGTTGATCCATTACTAGTTAATACATTACCAGTTGTTCCCGGTGTAACAACTTGTAGAGCCGATGATAATCTATTCGTCATTTACTAATCCTTCATCAATGATGGGCTCTGGTATATTAAAAAACTCTCTTGCTTCTGCTATAGTATCAAACCAATACCAGCCACCTTCAGTTGGATATGTATAAGTATCCTTTTCATCTATGGATAATTCATAATCAGGTGCGTACACAAAATTAGGAGCCTCATGTAAATTATCATTATCTATTCTAAAAAAACTCATATCATTACCCTGTTACAGTCCAGCCTTTTGCTGTGGCTATTGATGTTGTGGATGTAGCGGACCCCCAGTTACCGGTTACCGTTATTGTTTGGCTCACTACACCTGATGCTAAGTTAGTGTATATATCATTTAGTTGGGTTGCTGATAGTTTGCAGTTGGTATAATCAATTGATACTTTAGTTCCTGTGCATGTTGCTTTTACTAGGCTATAGCAACTACTGAACATACTTGTAGTAGTAGTACAAGCTGCTAGATTAAACAAAGGAACTGTTTGCAGACTAAGGCAATTATTGAACATACTTGTAGCATTAGTTACTGCACTTAAATTAAACAAAGGAACTGTTTGTAAGCCAGAGCAACTATTGAACATACTTGTAGCATTAGTTACTGCACTTAAATTAAACAAAGGAACTGTTTGCAGACTAAGGCAACTAGTGAACATACTTGTAGCATTAGTTAATGCACTTAAATTAAACAAAGGAACTGTTTGTAAGCTACGGCAACTACTGAACATACTTGTAGCATTAGTTAATGCACTTAAATTAAACAAAGGAACTGTTTGCAGACTAAGGCAATTAATGAACATACTTGTAGCATTAGTTACTGCACTTAAATTAAACAAAGGAACTGTTTGTAAGCCAGAGCAACTACTGAACATACTTGTAGCATTAGTACAAGCTGCTAGATTAAACAAAGGTACTGTTTGCAAGCCAGAGCAACTCTGGAACATACTTGTAGCATTAGTTACTGCACTTAAATTAAACAAAGGAACTGTTTGTAAGCTACGGCAACTACTGAACATACTTGTAGCATTAGTTAATGCACTTAAATTAAACAAAGGAACTGTTTGCAGACTAAGGCAATTAATGAACATACTAGTAGCATTAGTTACTGCACTTAAATTAAACAAAGGAACTGTTTGTAAGCTACGGCAACTACTGAACATACTTGTAGCATTAGTTAATGCACTTAAATTAAACAAAGGAACTGTTTGCAGACTAAGGCAATTAATGAACATATTTGAAGTATTAGTACAAGCTGCTAGATTAAACAAAGGTACTGTTTGTAGGCTATAGCAATTACTAAACATATTTGAAGCATTAGTTAATGCACTTAAATTAAACAAAGGTACTGTTTGTAGGCTATAGCAATTAGTGAACATACTTGCAGTAAAAGTACAAGCTGCTAGATTAAACAAAGGAACTGTTTGCAAGCCAGAGCAACTACTGAACATACCAGAAGCAGTAGTACAAGCTGCTAGATTAAACAAAGGAACTGTTTGCAAGCCAGAGCAACTACCGAACATATTTGTAGCAGTAATACAAGCAGAAGTGTCAATAGCAATAACTGATTGTAGAGAAGAACACCCGAGCAAGCAATAACTAAAATCCAATACTGCAGATTTAACAATGTTTACTATTTCCAAGTCTTGCATTGTTATTGCTTGCGTTCCAGCTCTATCCGAACTTCCAATAAAACAATCAACCAAATAAGGACTAGCAATAGCAATATCAACAAATCCCGAACTATACGCTTGTAATCCAGTTTGATTATGTTTTACATTGAGATTTAATGCGGCTAAGTTATTACCAGCCTGTGGAGTAACAGTTACAATTGCTTGTTTATACCCAAACGATGTTACAGTTGCATTTGATGTGCTGGTTGTTGTTAGTGTATTGTAATTATATTGATGATAAGCCGTAACGCCAGCAGCGAAGTTTTCTGTTAAACCATCACCCCAATCAACTGTATATGCACCAGATGCAGATAAAGCACAAAAACAACTGTCAACTGTAACCATGTGCAATCCAACAAATTTTTGGTCTGTGGCAAGTACAGTGGGAAGTGTCATCCATTCAGTTGGTCTTGTGTAAGGTAGTGGATTTCTAGTTGAATTAACTCGCTGTGCAGCTAAATTCATAGCCTTAGTTGCCATTGTTTTAGCTTTCATATTAATAGCAGACATTATGCTATCTCCGACCCGAACAAGCTAAATGCTACAGTTGCTGTGCCCGCGTACACTGAAATAATATCAGTTGCTGCAAGAGTTACACCAATCGTTAAAAACACAGTGTCGTATTGATTTACTGGTGTATCATATGCAATATAATGTTGATTAACTAATGCTGCACCTACAGGTCTAACAGCGATTCTAAAAGTTGTAGATGGTCCAAGATTAGCAACTGATAACGTGCTACACACGGCTGATGTTGCACCTGGTACAGTGTATAGATTAGTCATAGTCGTTGCAGTTGGATTTAATTGACCCAAAACTTTGTACGATGTTGCCACGTTATGCTCCCATTAGCATGAAATTTGCTTCAAAACCCACTGATGATGAAGAGCTACCACCACTTGTAACAGCTGTTGCAGGTGCTGTTGCAGGTGGTATACACATTAAATGCCAATCAGTAGATGTGGTGGAGTATATAAACGCAATATACGCACCATTTATGTCTAATATGTATGTGCTATTACCTTCAACCGTCTTACCTACACCTGGCAGCACCGTGAGATTATTTGTACTGAATGTATTATTTATATCTATAATACCTACAAATGCTCCGTCAATTGGAGCAGAAGGTAATGTAACATTAAACGAAGAACTAGTTGTATTGCAACGCACTAAATCATTTGTAACCGCTGTATAGTCTGCTGTCATTATTGGTGTTGGTGCCATACCACTAGATACAGCTTGCCATGATGTTCCAGTTCCATCAGTAGCTAAAAACCTACCAGCATTACCGGTTTGCAACGGTAATGTTGCAGTGGGTGTAGCGCTAACCCACGTGTTACCGTTACTGGTTAATATATTACCAGATGTGCCCGGTGGTACCGCTTGCACAGCGTTAGTACCATTACCTAATAAAATATTATTAAGCGCTAATGAGCTTGTACCAGTCCCACCACTCGCAACACTTAATGCATTAGTTAAGCTCAATGTTGGTACTGCTACTGTAAAGGCTCCACTAAATGTTAGGTTCCCACCTAAATTCCATGTTTGTGCGGCAATATTAGTAATATCACCACTGTTCATGTATAACGCGTAATTATTAACCGCACTACCACCAGCATCAGCATATAGCCCGATATTCATACCACCTGCATGAGTATCGTTTGAGTATCCCCGTACACCTATCGCACTACCACCATCTGTAGTGTTTGATACATGTCCTTCACCAACTATTCCTCCAGAACGAGTTCCAGCGTTAGTATAACCAACCCCATAAACACCGATACCGTAAATAGTAGAATCAGCAGCATTTGCAGTTCCCTCCGCAATTAATCCAATATTATGTGATTCATTATGTTGTATACCAGCTACCGTACTAGATACAACAGCTACAGCGTTTGGAAAGCGTGTTAGGTTTGCTGCAGTACTTGGTCCAACTAGTACAGTTGTAGTGATTCTTGGCGCGTCAATAGTTGGTGATATATTTAAAACTAATGTTCCCGTACCGGTGGTAGATGCCCATGATGCACTCGATCCATCTGTTGTTAAGTACTTACCACTGTTTTCAGTCTGAGTAGGTAACGATACTGCAGGTGTTTGCCATTGTGCTGTCGTTGAATTGGTGGCGACTAATACTTGACCTGCAGATGGTGCTGTTGCGGCACTTACACTCACTATTGTTGTAGCTGATTTTAACCCATATCCGACCGCATTAGTACAATTAGTTAAATCACCAGATGTGGGTGTTCCTAGTATAGGTGTTACTAATGTTGGAGATGTTGATAGAACTAATGTGCCAGTTCCAGTGGTTGATGCCCACGATGCATCTGTACCATTAGTAGTTAAATATTTACCACTGTTATTTGTTTGTACAGGTAAAAATTTACTATAATTCAACGAGTTCCAGGCAGCTACCCCATCACCTATCTTTATATTATTAGTATCTAACTCAAGCCCTAATTCACCTTGATATAATGTAGGATTTGTTATCGCCCAATTTGACGCTAATCCGCGTCTAAATTGTATTCTCGTTGTCATTATTCACTACCTCCATCAATATCTTGAACACCTAATATCGTAATCGGTGATCCGCCATCAATTATAATCGTTGTACTTGCATCCATGTATGGAGCTCCCCCATCTAATCTTGTTTCAACTCCATTAAACCCACTTGTCGAACCGCTAGTTGCTAATGAGGTGCTATATATCTGCCAATTGGCAGAAGTGGCTATGTACACATATGTAATGCACATACCATTATTATTTAATACCTGCGATGATGTAAAATTAATCGTATCACCTGCACCGGATTGAATCGTTACTGCATTAAATCCACAATGATTTCCAACATCAACAATACATATCATTGCACCGTCTATCGGAGTAGACGGCAATATAATAGTAATAATACCATCAACAGTACTTGCTTTGATAAGCTGGTATACAGATGCAGTATAATTTGTTGTTATAATTCCGGTAGGTTGGAGAGTCGATGAAGACACCGTTGTCCCCGATGTTACACGACCTTTAGTATCAACAGTAACAGAGCTGTACGTCCCTGCGGAGACCCCAGTGTTTGATAGTGTTAATGCAGTGGATCCGGCGTTTAGTGTTACATCTCCTGATAATGCAGGTAATTGCGTAGCTGTTAAGCGGCCGTTATTATCTAATGTAGCTATCCCGTTAATTGCACCTGCAGTAGATTGATCCTGCTTTAACGCTAAAACAAGATCAATAGTAAACAATGCACTAGAAAGTCTAGCGATATCATCTACTAATCGATTTGATACCGCGGGTAGCGGTATAGCGTAGTTTGAGGTCTTATTGTCAATTACAGTAGGCATGCGGTACCCAAATTTATTTGTCTAGCTGTATTTATCGAATAACTACATCATTGTTGAGCTTAACTATTGTTTTTTAATAGATTAACTTCTGCTTGTAGTTCTTGAATAGCTTTAACTAATATTGCAATCAAACTTGATTCATTTATTTTTAAATTATTTGGATCTTCATTGTCTATTATATGTGCACTATCATCAATTTCTAATACATCTTGTGCAGAGAAGCCGTACCTGATTATCCCAACCGGAGTGGTAGATTCTCTGTTACTCGTAAATTGATATTGAGTTGGTTTTAATTTAGCTATAAAATCTAACCCATATGGTAGGTCTTCAATATTTACTTGATCTCGTATATCTGCTTTGGTAGTCCACGGTACACTTACGTAAGCATTAGTTATATTATATGATCCAAGACATAATCGATCATCTTCAGTAGTTGGGTTAAATATTGGAGTGTATGCACTTTTTGAATCACATGGGTTAATAGCTATATTACCTGATCCGGTGCTATCTTGTAGCGCTTGTTTACCTATAGCGGTATTATTACTACCATTAGTGTTTGATTGTAGTGTAGAGCTCCCAAAAGCTGTATTACTATCACCCGCTGCGTTGGATTTTAATGAATTGTATCCATAGCTAGAATTGCTACTACCGGTTGTATTTGATTTTAATGAATTGTACCCATATGCGGCATTTCCAACACCAGTGGTGTTTGCTTTTAATGCAAAAACACCCGTTGCTGTACCACCACTAGTTGATGATGTATTATTAGATGATGTAATATTTGCTGTGGATATATCAGACCACTCTGGAACACCATTAATATTTAACAGTAATGCTTGTCCAGGTATACCAGATAATGTGGTGGTGGTTGTATTTGGACCTGATTGATATAATACTTGACCCGCTTTACCACCTATGATATTGCTTGCGGTGGTATTTAAATCTGTCCAGTCAGGTATGCCAAATTTATTTAATCCTAGTATTTGACCCGGAGTGCCGCTGTTGGTAAATGATGTAGTTGTCGAGCCAGATTGATATAATACTTGACCAGCTTTACCGCCGGCTACATTAAGGGTTGCATTAGATATAATATCGGTCCAAGTGGGAATAGAGTTTTTATCTAGTATTAATGCTTGCCCTGGTTTTCCAGTATTAGTAGTTGTAGTAATATTCGGATTTGATTGATACAATACTTGACCAGCTTTACCGCCTACCATATTAGTAGCGGTGTTATCTACCCACACCGGTAAACCGTTTTTATCAATTGATAAAATTTGATTAGTATTACCCGGAGCAAGCATAGTGGTAGTGTGGGTGTATTCTTGGTATAGAATACACCCAGTTTTACCACCGACTATATTAATGGCATTAGTTGCAGTTCCCGTAGTATCTTGATTTAATATCTGTGTATCGGGTGCACGAGGTTGATCGGTGTTACCTGTAAGTGTAAATGATAATCTCTTTGCCATTAACTATATACCTTATTTTACAGTTACTGCAGGTTCTACTACTGGTTCAACAACTGGATCTACTATAGCTTCAGTTACCGGTTCGTCAACTGGTAATGGCTCTGGAAATAATTCTGTAAACCCTTCGATTGGTTCGTTGGTACCAACATATATAATATCGTCTAATATAGTAAACCAATGAGTTACTGCTAATTCATCAATCTGTTCTCTTGTAATATCAGTGTAAAACAATGTTGCTGATGATAAATAATTTCTTAAATTCATAAAGACGTCCAAGATTGTGTTGATGGTAGTTGTGGGATAGGTTTACCGCTTGCATTACCTATATTAGAAAAACTAGCAATAAAATACCCAGGTGATTTAAATCCTATGTAGCGCAGTATAGATACAACCGCAAAAGATTTAATTATTAACACCCCACTACCTGATTGTGTAGTTGTAGCTTTAAAATATACTGGCGACTTAAAAACTAATAGCTTAAGGCTGCTAGTTGTACAGTGTGTTTTGCTAACAGTAGCTGATTTACCTACTATTGAAGCAATACCTTTAAAGTATGTTACCGGCTTAAATACGTTCAATAAACTTGTACCGGTATTTGCAGGTTTCATACTTTTTGCACCTACCATTACTGTTGCTAATTTTGTAATAGTTATCATATTAACTCCAAAACCGCTGCAATAATTGGCCAGGTGCTTTTGTGCCTGCACCTTTACCTGTAATATTACTGTATGCAGCTTTAAATATGGTGAATACCTTAAATGGTGTGTTGTTGGTATTTCCTGACATTGCAGGTTTCATACTTTTTGCACCTACCATTACTGTTGCTAATTTTGTAATAGTTATCATGACGGTATCAAAGCTTGACCAAGAGTCGTACCTGTTTGTGGATACGGCCCGTTAATATTAGAATAAATTATAATTCCTGAGCTAGAACTTAATATTATTTTTGTACCATCTGACCACATCATCGTATATGTTGAGGGTCCAGTTGTAGCGGTTAACGTACCACGAGTCACAACATTAGTGACCATTGTAGTTCCTAATCTCATAATCACGGCAGAACCAGCATCTGTTGGCATTACCATAGAGATTATCATTCCTCCAATTCTTGCCCACCCATTTCTGCCCTGCCCACTTGTTATTGCATGTGAAATGTTTGACGTAGAAGTGGTGCCTATTTGCGTCATAGTTCTAGGGTTGAATGTAAAGGCGTGTGTAGTACTAGATGATACTTGAATGTGTATTACCCAACATTGAGCACTAAGCGGTATTATTGAGGATGCTCCAAATGCAACACTTGCAGTAAATTGATTAAGCACTGATACTACACCTGCTGCTGTAATTTTAACTGTTCTAGCACTACCAGCCGTACTAGATGTTTGTTGAATTAGAATTGCATCACCGTCAACAGTACACTCAATTGCACTATAAAGTACATTCTCTACAATAACTACAGAAACATTACCTGCATTAACAGTAGTACTATCGAATGTTGCTGATCTTAAAAATCTAGATACACTCTGAGTCGCATTAGCGCTTTGTGGGCAAATCCATACGTGTGTACTAGACAACCCTATTCTATTAACAGCGCTTTGGTTCCAAGTAACTAACACATACGTATCGTCCCACGTGTCTAACCGCCCGACACCTGAACCATGACCAAAGTATATATATCGTTCATTATCAAATCTAAGATCTCCATAATATTGTATACTGTTTACGGGGACCACAATAGTTACAACTTGACTTGCAATATCTACTTTTCTCAAAGTATTATCACTACATGTTATATAATAAGCACTGCCAGTGCTCACCATTGCTCTGGATTGCACTCCTCCCACATTTATTGCAGTCTTAGTAATACTCGTATTACCCCACCAGGATGACGCTACATTCGTTGAAGCTTTCCAATTATGATTTAAAACCCAATGATCATTCGAAGTACCTGCACTCGAATAGTTACCATCGGCATCTATTGTCAGGGCTACCTTGTTCATTGCAATGCCAATAGTCGGGCAGATTTTGAGACCAAATATAGTACCATAGTTACAAATGGTAACTTGATCATAGTTGTAAATTGGTCTTATTGGCATTGCAAGCTTACCTGCAGAGTTCCATGCATTTGTAGCAAATTTATTATTAACGCTACCAATGTGGTATAAAAATGTACTGGTAGTAGCTTGGAATGTTGGATGCGCCACTACATCATATACTGCACTAAAGTTTCTCGCAGCTGCAGCACCTGTGAGTCCAGTTCTTGTTCTAGGTAATGAAATTAAAAAATCATCAGCATTGCTACCACCAGGTCTATGAGCTACATCATCACACCCTAATAGCGGAAGTGTAGAACTTGTCCACCCCCAGCAGGGATAATTGTTGGCGCTAGTATCATTAGAATCTTCACGGGCCATTTCAACAACGCCCGCCCAAAGCCCAGGCTCATTATTAATATAAGAAAATAAAATACAGTACCTTGGTGAAATAAAAATAATAAGATCACAATTATTAAGCATATAGCTTATTGGTGCACATTCAAAATATGTATACGCCTCATTTGTAGCTACATGGGTAGTGGCGTTCCACGATTCAGCAGTAGTCGTATAAATTTCATTAGCTAGTATATTATACCGTAATATAATTAATTTATAGGTGGCTGCGTCAGCATTTATTGCTCTAAAAACTTGAGTATATTGATGACCTGTAGCAAATTCGTCAAATAGCGTCCAACCTGTTGTCATAACAGGTGAGGTACCTATCATAGCATTTTTGACTTTTAAAAAGAAATCAGCTTGTGTATTATTAGTACCAGATGTGGTTATTTGAATCGACCTGGTGCCAAGCGCGGTAGGGGTAATTGCCATTAGGTGTATCCTATAGTTATAGTTAAATTGCTTCCGCCAGAAGCTTGTGTAATATCAACTGTTAAGTAATCACTAGTAGTCATAGGTATTGTAAGCCCGGTCTGAATAGTTGACTTATAAGTATTGGCGGGAATTGTCACGGTTAGTATCTGTGTTTCATTCTTTCGTATAACTGCAATTATGCTACTTGTAATTGAAACACCTAATGTAGCGAATACTTGGTTTATACTGCAAGAATTTTGAGGATACCATCTCACCTGTCCAGTTTGTACAAATAAATTACCGTAAAAGTTCATCCTTATCGGTGTTACACCTGTACCACCATCTAAGGCGTACAGCTGCCAATCAGTTCCAACCCCAGGTGTTTGTGTAGTTGTAGTTACATTGCAAGTATATGTAGCATTACCGTATCTAACTACATCTAATCGTTTATACGTAGTACCTTGCACAAAGGTACCTTGTATTACGAAACCTATTCGCCCTAAATTTGTTATTGTCATCCGTTATACACCAAAATAAATTCACCATCTACGATTGATGGTACTAATAATGGATCAAAATGATTTACCATAAGTTCGTCTGCATTCCAATAAAATGTTGCCAATGTTGGTGTACCCGCCACCGATTGCCAAGATGGTACCGTACCATCAGTAGTTAAAAATTTACCATCATTACCTGTCTGTGTAGGTATAGATGATGGAGCTGCCCCACTGGTCCAAGTTGCACCGTTACTCACTAATACATTACCACTTGCACCTGGTGCTACTGTTTGAACTGCGGATGCTCCATTTCCTAGTAACACACTACCTGTAGGTATTGTTTTTACACCTGTACCGCCACTATCTACTGCTAATGTTACACTTAACCCTGCAGCAGTACCTGTAGTGTTTTGGTTCCAAGTTGGCACTGTACTAACGCTAAACTCAATAGGTGTTTCTAATATACGCCAATTAGTATTATATGTATTATATATAAATGATGCATATGTGCCATTAATATCTAATATATATGATGAATCATTTTCAATTGTACCTCCTACCGGTACTATAGTTAAATGATTAATACCAAATGTATTACCTACATCTACAACTCCAATTATTGTACCATCCACTGGATTCAGTGGAAAAATTATATTGAATGCACCGGTTGCAGTGTTACACCGAACTAGATCATTTGCAGCTGCAGTATAATTTGAATACTGTATGATAGTTGGAATTACACCGCTTGTAACGTTATTCCATGATGCGTCTACACCGTTTGTGGTTAAATACTTACCAGTTTGACCTGATTGGTCCGGTAGCACCGGTGATACGGATCCTGCTGTTACTCGACCTTTTGTGTCTACTGTAACTGAATTATATGTACCTGCAGTTACACCGGTTGTGGATAGATTTAAGGTATTTGAACCTGTTGTAGAAGTAACATCGCCAATAAACGCGGGGAGCTGAGTGGTGGATAGTCTACCATCATCACCTAATGATGCTACTCCGTTAATTGCACCTACTGTGCTAGCATCTAATTTTAATGATAGTACTGTATCAATAGTGCTTACAGCGCTAATTAATCTTGGAACATCATCAACCACCCTATTTGATAAGGATGGTAATGCTATTGCATAATTAGGTGTAATATTATTTGTTACAGTAACCGTCATGATAACCTTAGTATTATTAAACTTACTTGTGTGTACTATTTATCGTATAATTATTAATTTAAATTACGTGAATGATAGTGTAAAACTTGATAATAATGTTAAACATCCACCGTAAATGTTGACGGGAATTGTCTTGTAGTACCGGGCCACACTATACGTACACCGCCAGCTCCACCTGCACCTCCTGTATATCCACCACCACCTCCACCACCTCGTAAACCACCAACTGCACCTATTTGATCGATACCAAAGGTTTTAGTTGCTCCACCAGATCCACCTGATCCACCTCCACCTTGTACTATACCATCAATTAGTAGGGCTTTAGTTACACCGGCTGCACCATTTGTACTCTGTCCGTATAATCCTACACCACCACCACCTGCTCCACCACTACCAGATCCACCGCCACCCCCACCGCCGCCTATACCAGCCGTAGGTTGCACACTAGCGTTACTTCCACCATTACCACCAGTTCCTGCGTAACCACCTGCTCCACCGCCACCGCCATCTACAACACCACCGGTTCCACCATTACCACCACTACCAATATTACCAGTAGTTACAGGTGTACCTGCAATACTACCACCACCTCGACCACCTGCAGCGACCACACTGAAGCCAAATGAGCTACTACCACCTGCAGTACCATTAGTTAATGTGGTTGTTCCACCGGCACCTACTACTACAGTGTAGCTAGTTCCAGGACTTACAGGTATATTATTAGTGTACCGTAAGTTCCCACCTGCTCCACCGCCACCATACGAGTTGCCGTATCCACCAGCTCCACCTCCACCAATGGCTACTACTGATACGCTGCTTACACCTAATGGTGCAGTCCACAGATATGTACCTGGAGTTATATATATTGCTTGACCCACGTTTGTCGCAACAGTAAAGCTGTTTACTGCCATTTGAAATGAGCCACTCATTATGTTAACCCTACACCAGATATAATCCACGTAGTGTCTGTCATCTTTATTGCAGTAGCGGTACCGTATAAAGCTAACACTCTAGGCCCAGTTAAACCTGATCCTGCAAGATACATAGTGTCAGTATTAATTACAATATTAACTACATTTGGTGACATATTGATAAATCCTAATGCGGTTCCGATTGGATACGGTACTGAGCTGTTAGCTGGTATTGTATATGTACGAGCTGTTAAATCCGTTGATTCATGAAATATATGTTTACCTGCATCACTCAATGTTAATACATATGCTTCATTTTTTTTATTTTGAGGAATATTTAAATATCCGACGGGATTTGTACCATCAATTGTACAATTAGTTAAAGTTCCACCTGATTGAATATATGCAGTATTTGCACCTGATGTTACACGACCCTTACTATCAACAGTAACTGTTGTATACGTACCAGCAGCTACACCATTGTCCGCTAACGATAATGCTAAGCTACCAGCGATAGATGTAACATCTCCAGTAAACGCAGGCATTTGAGCAGTCGATAATAAACTTCCACTATTTAATGTAGCTACACCGTTTGCTTGACCTGCTGTGTTTGTAGCTGCTGTAACGCGGCCCTTAGCATCAACTGTTACTTGATTATAAGTACCTACTGATACACCACTCGGTAGTAGCGATAACTCAAGTGACCCTGCAGATGAAACAACTTCCCCACCGGTGTATGCAGGTGATTGATCTGCAGTTAATACTCCATACATATTTAATGTTGCAACACCACCATGAGCACCCAGTGTATTTGTTTTGACTGCGTCTATGATACCATAACTATCTATCGTGTTTGGATTTGTGCCGCTTACCACACGACCAGTGGCGTCCACAGTAACAGATTTATACGTTCCAGGTGTTGATATTACCGATAATGTTAGTATTGATGTCCCAGGTGCAGCTTCCACATCTCCTGTAAATCCCGGCATCACAGTCATTGATAAGTGACCGTTAACGTCTAACTCTACGTTATTATCACCAACTGTAGCTTTAGTAGCTAGTAATGTATCGATAGTAGTTAATGCACTAATCATTCTAGGAATATCGTCAACAATCCTATTGGTGCTTGCTGGTAGCGGTATCGCGTAATTGGCTGTTGTGTTATTAGTTATCGTTGGCATGAACTATTTAAACCCTTTAATATCAATATTGTAATGACTGCACTAATTCACATAAGCTTATTTATAAATTACAAACACCATATTTATGTAATGATTAGTTAACTGATCTCACTATAATTAAGGGGCTCCACAGTAATAGCTGTGGAGCCCATCACTTATCAGGTTAATCCTGTGCCTGAAATAATCCAAGTTGTATCAGTTACTTTTAGTGCAGTAGCTGTACCATATAATGCTAAGATACGTGTACCAGTTGTTCCAGGTCCTGATAGATACATCGTATCAGTATCGATTGCGATGTTGATTGCGTTTGGTGACATATTAACAAATTGTATTGCAGTACCAATTGGATACGGTACTAACATATTTGATGGAATAGTATATGTACGCGTATTTAAATCACTTGTTGGGTGATAAATGTGTTTGCCCGCATCTGACAATACGCATGTGTATGACACAGATTTGCTAAGCTGTGGTACATTTATAAATCCAACACCGTTAGTACCATCAACTGTACAATTTGTTAAGTTCCCAGCTGATGGAGTTCCAATATCTGGTGTTACTAATACAGGTGATATACTTAATACGGTGGTTGTTCCAGTCCCCGTAGTAGTTCCAACTTCACCGCTACCACTAATAGTAACATCACCACTTCCAATAATCGATACACCGTTAATGGTTTTAATATTAGTACCACTTACTAGCACCGCTTGTTTGGTATCTAATGCTGCTTGTGTTGCGGTAGATATTGGTTTAGCTGCGTCGGTAGTATTATTTACATTTCCTAACCCTAGATCACCTTTTACTAATGCAACTGTACCGATCTTACCATTAACACTACTTACACCCCCTATAATTACGGGCTCTCCACCGGGAACTGTGGTAGCTTCACCTGTCGTTGAGAACATGTCCCACGTTGCATCATTAGGTGTAAACCCATCGGTAATCCCATAGCCAGCTAATGTGGTTGGGTTAGTTGCACCAGTTACTCGACCTTTAATATCTACCGTTACTGATTTATATGTACCTGGGGTTACTCCGGTGTCATCTAATACGGTAGTTAGTGTACCCTCAGTAATACGACCTTTAGCATCAACTGTAACCATATTGTAGGTACCAGCTGTAACACCACTATCCGCTAAAGATAATACTAATGTTCCACCTTCCGATATTACATCACCACCAGTAAATGCGGGTACTGCAGATCCACTAATTACGTTAGAACTATTAAGTGCTGCATAACGTGTACCGTTTACACCAGTAATTCGACCATGTGCGTTAACTGTTACGCTGCTATATGATCCAGGTGTTACGAAGCTACTAGATACACTATCAATTGCATTGTAATCCAACACAACTGTACCAGTTTGTCCGTTAACAGATGTAACGCCAGATCCAGTTCTTAACTGCACCCAATCAGTTATATTACCAGGGGTGTTGGTTGTTAATATGTATGTAGAATTTACAATACCGCCTACGATAGCAATATCACCACGTTGCGCATATAGCGCAGGGCTACCTTCTATTGTAATACTGTCTTTAGTAGCACCAGTGTCAAAGAACGTAAATGTATCAGATATGGCAAGTGATGGCAATAAAGCCTCATCGATCTTACCGTTATTTCCTAATACTACTATCTTACTAACACCATCATCACCTACCGGTAATCTATCAGAAGTAATTGCGTTGGTAATACCGTAGCCACTTAGTGTTGTCGGTCTACCATATACAACCTTACTCCAGCTAAGTGGTGGGATATCACTGCTAACTAATGCGGCTACACCGGCTGTTACTCTACCTTTTGTATCTGTAGTTACTTTATAATAGGTACCGGCTGCACCAGTAGTTGCTAAAGTTAATACGTTACTACCTTCAAGTGAAGTAACATCACCTGTAAACATTGGTAATGCTGATGTATCTAATATACCGTTAATATTACTTAACGTTAAATTTACATTGCCTGTTTGACCATTTAACGATGTTACTCCGCCTAATGGATTTACTAACTCTGTCCATGTGCGTGGTGAAGTAGATGATAAAATAAATGTTTTATTAACAGAACCACCAACTATTGCGATATCACCGATATGATTAGTAGTTAGTGCATCTCGTTCAACTATGGTTGATACAACAGCGATGTCGTTTAATGTGATATCTGGTAAATATACAGCATCAATTTTACGTTCACTATTTAATCCAACGAATCCGTTAATCTCATTACGACCACCTAATGTTACTTTTGCAACATATTTGTTATCTGAGACAATTTTTGAATATGCATCAGTGTTGGGTACAGCTGTACCTGATACGACTCGACCTTTTGTATCTACGGTTACACTACTGTAAGTACCTGCAACAACACCAGTATCAGTTAATAGTAATGTATTAGATCCAGCGTTTGAAGTAACATCACCTATAAGTTCCGGTAATCTACCAGCTGGCAATGTACCAGTTAATATATTACTCGCACTTAACGCTTTCCATGTAGCTTTAACTCCAGCAGTATCATATGAAAGTACATGATTATTAGTTGGGTGCGAGAAAGGATCAAATTCACGATCTAATGCTATACCGTTTAAAGCAACAACTGTTAGGTTTGCGTTACCTGTTGTTGAAATGGCATCACCATTAAATGCAGGCATTACAGATGCAGATAACGTACCTGTAGCTATATGATTTGCACTTAATGACTGCCACATAGCTTTACTATCAGCTGACGAGTAAGTTAATACATTACCGTTGTTTGGCAGTACAGCTTCATTATGTGTAGTATCTAATACTATACCATTCAAGCTTAAAACTTTAAGTATGCTTGTTTCAGGTAATAGCGATACATCACCAGTAAATGTTGGCAATGAGTCGAGGCGTAATGTCCCAGTTATATTTGATAGGTCTAATGTAACTACACCTGTTGAACCATTGATGGAAGTTACACTACCTAATGGATTTGAAATTGGTGTCCATACTCTTGTTGGAGTTACCGATGTTAACATATAGTTAACATTTACCGATCCACCAACAATCGCAACATCACCTAAATGTGTAGTAGTTAATGCGTCACGAGCTATTATTGTGGTAACTGGATATATTGAGTTAATAGCAAGTGATGGCAATAAACTTGCGCTAATTTTACTATTGCTATCTAACCCAACCCAGCCATTTGCAGCATTTCTTGTACCTAGAGTTGTTTTAAGTACATACTTACCGTCAGTTTCCGTTTTTGTATATGCATCTGGTGGTGGAGCATACGAGCCGGATGTTACACGACCTTTAACATCTACTGTAACTGCAGTATAAGTACCTGCAGTTACACCTGTTTCGGTTAACGCTAATACGCTCGAACCAACTGCTGATGTAATATCATCACCAGTAAACGCTGGTAGTAAACTAGGAGCAATTGCACCATTACTACCAACGGTAGCTAGTTTATCTTCACCATTATCACCAGCTTGCAGTCTTGATGTATTAATCGCATCAGTGATGCCAAACCCAGTCAAGGTTGTTGGCATATCGACTGATACTTTGCTCCATGGTAGCTCTGGTAAGTCACTAACAGCAAGTGTTGTTGCACCTGATGTTACACGTCCTTTAACATCAGTAGTAACTTTATAGTATGTACCAGCTGTTCCAGTTGCAGCTAATTCTAGTACATTATCACCAGCCATTGACGTTACATCGCCAGTAAATGCTGGTAATGCACCTGAGTGTAATGTACCTTCAATATTATCTAGTGTTAAGTTTACAACACCTGTAGCTCCATTGAGTGATAATACTCCACCTAATGGGTTCAGCAATTCAATCCAAACTTTAGGTGAAACAGCTGATAAGATGTATGTGCGATTAACTGTACCACCAACAATAGCAACATCACCGATATGCTGAGTTGTTAGTGCATCTCTTTGCGCTAATGTAGCTACAGCAAATATAATATTCATGGTAATAGCGGGTAAATGAACTACGTTCATTTTGTTATCACTATTTAACCCAACATAACCATTAGCAGTATTTCTGTTACCTAATACTGATTTTGCAACATATTTGTTATCAGATACAAGTTTTGAATATGCGTCTACGATTGGTATTACCGTTCCAGCTGTAACTCGACCTTTAGTGTTAACTGTAACTGAAGTATATGTGCCTGCAGCAACACCAGTTGTTGATAACTTTAATACCCCCGTTCCAGCATCAGCTGTTACATCTGTACCTGTTAACGCCGGTAGTCTTGCTACTGGTAACGTACCAACAGTAACTTTACTTGCATCTAATGCTTTCCAAGTAGCTTTTGATCCAACTGATGCATATGTTAACACGTAACCATTAGTTGGTGGTGTAACGGTAGTAAACCCGGTATCTAATGTAATACCGTTTAATTTACCAACTGTTGCAACATTGTGTCCCACCACCGTTGTGATGTCACCTGTTAATGCAGGTAATCTACCAACAGGTAAAATACCAGTTATTAAGTTAGTTGCATCTGTACCGGTTGGTCTCCAAGTAGCTTTACCGCTACTCGCCATATACGTTAATGAATATCCATCTGTAGGTAATGTAGTTGCATTAAAATCTGCATCAACTGTTATTCCACGAATTTTATCAATTGTTAGCGTATTAGATCCAGCTACAGATGTAATATCCCCGACAAACGCTGGTAGTGCGGAGTTTTGTAGTGATCCAGAAATGTTATCTAACGTTAATGTTATTGATCCAGTTGAACCGTTAACTGCAACGACTCCACCCATTGGGTTAGCCATTGGTGTCCACACACGAGGATTAACACCAGATAAGATATAGTTAACGTTAACCTCACCACCTACAACTGCCATATCACCAATATGTGTTGTAGTTAATGCATCACGTTCAGCTAATGTGTTTACCGGGAAAATATCACTTATTGATATCGATGGCAATAAGTTGGAATCAATTTTATTGCTACTATCTAACCCAACGTACCCGTTTGCGGTATTTCTAAGACCTAACGATGTTTGCGTTACATATTTTGCATCCGCTTGTGATCTAGTATATGCGTCTGGTGGTGGTGCTTGTGTAGCTGATATTACTCGACCTTTAGTATCAACAGTTAGCTGTGTGTATGTTCCAGCTGTTACACCAGTATTAGCTAAGGTTATTGCACTCGTACCAAGCGGTACAGTTGCATCACCAGTAAATGCTGGTAATCTCGCTGCAGGTAATGTCCCAACATTTAGCAAGCTTGCATCAGTTGTAGTCATTTGTACAAATGCAGTACCGTCCCAAACGTATGACTTATTAGTGCCAACTATTCTATATAATTTGTTAATTACTCCATCAACCGGTAATTCGTCTACAGTGAATATATCACTCTGTACCATGGTTGGGTCGATGGTACCTTCGAAACCTAGTGTCAAGAATGGTGCCTCACCATCATCGTGCAGTGGTAATCTACGTGTACTAATTGCGTCAGTAATGCCGTATCCGGCTAATGTAGTTGGATTTGATCCACCCGTTACTAAACCTTTACTGTTAACAGTTACCGATTTATATGTTGCAGTTGCTCCACTAGCTAGTGCGTTAACACCAACATCTTTTAATCTTAATTCACGCGTTGTTGGATCGGTAATTACATCACCAGCAGTACGAATAGGTAGTTTACTGATATCAAGTGTACCATTAATATCACTTAATACTAGTTCTACTAGACCAGCTTTACCGTTTACTTGGTAAACGTTATTAGATGTTACCAATTCTACCCAATTATCAGGATTAGCAGAGGTTGCTGCATTTAAGATATAACATTTACCTACCGAACCATTAACGATAGCAATATCACCCATATGTGCATCTGTGATTGCATTACGTTCAGCTATTGTGTTTACAATAAATCTATTGTTTAAGAATAATAACGGTAAGTATTGTGAGTCTATTTTTGCACTTGAATTTAATCCTAGGTATCCGTTCGCTGCGTTTCTATTACCTAATGATACTTTTGTTACATATGTTGCAGCAATATCACCCGCAGCTGTTGAAGCTAATGTACCTGATGTTACAATACCTTTACTATTTACAACAACAGTAGAGTAACTTGCACCAGGTGTAACACCTGGTATAGTATTCAATGTTAATGTACGTGATCCAATTGGTGCAGTTACATCACCAACAAACCCAGGTAATTGAGCTGCATACATCACCGCATCAGCGTTTAATCCGACATATCCATTAGCTGTATTTTTTGCACCAGCGTCATTAATAGATAAGAATAATGCGTCGGCTTGTGCTTTATTATATACAATTTGAGTTGAACCACCAGTTACTAAACCTTTACGGTTTACAGTAACAGATGAGAATGTATTAGTACTGTTTAAACCAGCAATAGTTTTTAATGTTAATACATTTGAACCAGCTGGTGATGTAAGGTCTCCAGTGAATGCTGGCAATACAGTTAGCGGTAATACACCTGAACTGTTTAGTCCAGCAACACCACCAGCAGTATCTTTTAGTCCTAAGTATGATTTAAGTACGTATCGTGCATCAGTTTGTTCAAATGATATTATTGAACCACCGTTACCAACCTCACTACCTTCAACAACAATACCTTTGCTGTTAACTTTAATTGATGAGTAGAATACTTCTGTATCTAATCCTGGAACATCATTTAAAGTTAAAACGTTTGTACCAATCTCTGAATACACATCACCGGTAAATTCTGGTAACACCCCAGCTAATAATGTTACTGTAGCTAATGTATCATCAAATAACCCAGTAATATCTGCTGGTTCAATTTTACTAATAACCCCAGATTTACCATTAATAGATTCAATAAAATTACCATCTAAATCTGATGTATGAATTTTATCGATTATACCAGTACGGCCATTAATAGAGTTTACAAAATCTCCATCGATATCAGCTGGTAGTATTTTACTAATTACACCTGAGCGACCATTAATAGATGATACAGTTCCTGACGGTACATTTAATTTGGTCCAACCATTGGTTGTTTGTACATATGTTTCGCTAGTATCAACAACAATTGCGATTGTACCAACTACCGCGGTTGTGTTAGCGTTTAATTCAATTAAATCGGCAACTGTAATGGTATCAATTAACGATACTTGAGACGATGCCGGTATTAAGCTTTCAGGTATTTTACCAGTTCCATCAACGTATACTAATGTAGTTGGTAACTTAGCTTGAGCAATTACACCACCAGTACTAGTTGTTACTATATCACCAGGTAGGTTTGTTGATAACAAAACAGTACTTGGTAATTTACTAACTGCAATCGTACCGCTAACATCAGTATATACAGTATTAGTTGGTAACTGACTTGATGTTAATACACCGTCAATTTTATTTACTGGGACTAACGGTAGGTCTAATGAGGTTAGTTGTCTAGATGCAGTTACAACACCTTGATTATTATATGTAATATATGGACCGCTACCAGCTGGTATACTGATTGCGTTAACTTTACCGTCAAGTATTGTAGCTAAATCAATAATATCTGATATTGGATGTTGATGAGACATCGGTGCACTATTACCAGATAATCTTGGATCATTATCTAATACTAATTTATTAAGAGCTAAATCAGCACCTTCTGGTAGTGCAGATGTTGTAATAATATCTGTTAATGAATCGGCAACTACAGTTGCAACTGTTTGTATTTGGTTATCAACGTATGTTTTTACTGCAAGCTGTGTTGGATATTTAACGTTACTTGCTGACAATCCATCAAGTAGCTCAATATTTGTTGATTTATTAGTTTTAACCTCAGTAGATGTACCCAGTGATGCGTTCAATGATGTTTGATCAGATACCTTTACATATCTATCGCTAGCAACAGCTGTTGGATGCGTAATGAGGTAATCGTTAAACTGTGAGTCTGAATATAATGCTTTATATAACGCCCATTGCCCGTCACCATCGTCTAATACAAATACGTTAGTTGGTAACGATACAATTTCTAATGCATCTCTAGCTACAACTGTTGCAGCGTTAAGCTCATGGTTGCTCGCCAGCACCATGTCGTACAAGCCTTTTAATGTACTTCCTTGAGAAGGTACATCAGCTCGTAAGTTAGAAATTGCTGTATTAATTGCTGTTGATACACTTGCATTAGATGCTGCGTTTGTAATCGCAGATGTTAATCCAGATACATCATCAAATGTTAATGTGTTTGTACCAGATATTACTCGACCATGTGAATCTACGGTAACTGATTTATAATTACCTTCAGCAATACCTGATGTAGGTAATACGGAGCTATTTAAAACACCTGAGGTAATTTTTGCAGCGGATATGTTTGGAATATCGTTGGCTACTAATGATGTTGAGCCTGTAACTAACCCTTTACTATCATAACTTATCTTAATCCCAGCGCCAGCTGCAATGGTTGGGTTAGCTGTAACAGCGTCTGTTATTCCGTAATCAGCGAGTGCTGTTGGATTTGAGCCAGATACCACACGACCAGTACTATCAATACGTACCTTGGTGTACGTTGATACAGGTGTACCTAAGTTTGGCATTACACTAACTAGTAATTTACCAGATGTAATTTTACTTGCATCTAATGACGGTATATTACCTGCTGCTAACTCTGTTGATCCAGATATTACCCGGCCATATGTATCAACGTTTACTTTTACGTATGATAGTGATGGGTTAGCACCTGAGGTGGGTAATACTGATGTTGGTAAGATACCGGATGTAATTTTACTTGCATCCAGGTTTGGAATATCACTAGCTAGTAATGTACCAGTTCCGGTTACCAAACCAAATTGATTGTAGGTAAGCTTTGCTCCTGTACCAGCTGTAATTAACGCATTTTTAGGTACCTTTGTATCGGCATACGCTTTTATTGCTTTTTGTGATGGATATTTAATATCACTATTAGCTGCTAATGTTGGATCAGTATCTTTATTTGTACGATCTTCAGGTATATAACCATTCGCGGTGTTTAATATACTAGGATCTGATAATTTTATAACGTTATTGTTAGTGGCTAGGCCGGTTGCTAACGCTTTATATAACGCCCATTCACCGTCACCATCGTTAACAACAAAGATGTTGGTAGGTAATGATGAAACGTATGTTCCAATTCTTGCATTTGTATCAGCGACTGTTATCTCGTGGTTGCTAGCAACTGCAATATCGTAAATCTTTTTAAGTGTGTTTCCAGGTACACCTACACCACCATACACTGCATCAATAGCGTCAGTGATGTTTGCAGGAGTAGCTTTACTTGCTAATACCGTAGATAAGTCGGTAATATCAGATATATCTAATGTACTAGCACCTGCCGTGATACGACCATGTATATCTGCAGTTACTTTGTAGTAATCACCAGCTGTTACACCTGAGTTTGGCAATAAACTTGAACTTAATACCCCTGATACAATTTTTGATGCTGGTAAGCTTGGAATATCGGTTGGTGCTAAGACTGCAGCATCTGTGATTAACCCTTGCGCATCATATGTAATTTTTGTACCAGTACCTGGTGTAATTGCGGGATTAGCTCGCATTGCATCAGTAATACCATACTCATCTATAGTAGTAGGTGTTTCACATGCAATTACTCGACCAGTACTATCAACAGTTACTTTAGTATACGTACCAGGTGTTAATGTCTCAATAAATGGTAAGAAATTAGCTGAAAATCTACCCGTGGTAATTTTACTTGCATCTAACGATGGAATATCACTCGCAATTAACTGCGTTGATGATGTAACTAACCCTTTGTAATCATAGGTAATTTTAGTGCCTGTGCTACCTACAATCTGTGAATTAGCTAACACAGCATCGATAATACCATAGCCACCTAATGTAGTTGGATTACTACCTCCAACCACACGACCAGTTGCATCTATCGATACACTGCTGTACCCAGCAACAGAATCACCGAGCAATGGTAATTGTTCCGGTGTAATTCTACCTAGTAATTTACTGGTCTCTATATCTGGTATATCTAACGCGGTTAATACATCAGATGATATTACTAAACCTTTTGAATCGTAAGTTATTTTTGTGCCGGTACCGGCTGTAATTGCGGTATTAGCTTGAATTGCATCAGTAATACCTAATGTAGCTAATGTGGCAGTAGTTTCACCACCAACTACACGACCTGTTGCATCAACATATACTTTTACATATGTGCTTGCAGTTGATCCTAGGTCAGGTAATTGACCTATAGTTATTTGTCCAGTTAATTTAGAGGTTGGTAGGTTTGGAATATCACTAATGTCTAATGTAGTAGACCCTGTTACAAGCCCCTTATTATCATATGTGATTTTAGTTCCAGTACCTGCGGTAATGGCGGCATTTGCACGAACTGCATCTGTAATTCCATATCCAAATAATGTAGTTGGATTTGTGCTATCTAATGCGATAGATAGCCCATATTGCCAGCTAGTACCATTATAGACGTAAATACCTTTTTGACCGGTCGTCTGAAATACTACTTCACCAACATTAACATTAACTAATGCATTTCTACCGCTTTCTGACAAGGCGGGCAAAACAAGATTAGTATTGACCGACCCTTCTAGGAACTGTAAACCATCTGCTAACATTTATTATATCCTCTATACATTTAAACCTGGAATCAACATCTAATTATGTTTAATTAATCCGTATTTATCGAACACGTAGGACTATAAACTATTAGTTGATTACTAACGATCTTTTTATGCTACTTCCATATAACTCAACTCACCGTAATGCTCTAATACAATATTTGCGGTATCAGGTGGTGCATTTTTTGTTTTCTTATCTGTACCGATAAACAAATATGTTTTAATTATAAACTCTTTATTTCCTATCCGTTGCAGCACGATCGGTAACATAAGTGATTTAGAATATAAGAATATATTCTTAGTAGATACATCATTTTTATCTAAACGTTCAACACGTCTTATAAGTTGCTTGAACATATTTTCAATATCGCTCAATTTAATATTATATGATTTAATACGCTCGTTATATCTTAACTTTGCATGCGGTGATTCATCAAATGTATAACCGTTTACAATTACAAATGATCCTGCGTATCCAAATATTTCATTTAATAACATTTACTTACGCCCTATAATTAAATTACCTTTTTTGGTAACATGACTAAAGAATCTACTAACTTCACCTACATATTCATTAGCAGCCATATTGTTTTGCCATCTACCTTTTTTGGTATCTCTACCTTGACCAGATTTATCACCTTGATAGATTAAAAAGTAAGCTGTGCCACCATCTTTAACAGCATTGTGCGCTTGCATAATAACACGAGCTCTAATAGTAGGTTCTTGAATAACGTTTAACACATTGTTAACAGTTGCTGTATCAGCCTTACCATCTCTTATTGTTTGAGCTGCAGCGGTGTTATGTGCAGTAGTTCTATTAAATGGGTCGTAAACTATGTTAGTTACACCTACCGATTTTAATGCAACGGTAAACTTATGCGTTACTGCTCCATCTACTGAAAATTCTTTACCGCCACCGATATCAGCATTTATGGTGCCTGGCACCCATCCGTTCATTCCATTAACGACTTTAAATGTGCTTGGAATTTGATTTAGTGAAGTTTCAGCGCTATCAAATGTTTGATTAATATTATCGTGCTGCCATAAATCTTCTTTTAATAATTGTCTTAAAAATTTCATATTAATCTCTTGTCTTATTAAAATCTAAGCTATTCCAAAACGTAGAGCTACCAATACGTTTTTTAATCCCTGGTTCATTAGGTAAGTGTTTATTCCAAAACACACTACGTTCTTTTGCTTGCGTGACGTCAAATCCTGGATAATCATCCATAACCCACAACCATTTATTGTGCCATACTGTTGGATTAGCTGGTTGTTTGTAAAACTTAAGATTACCGTCATTATCTACAGTATAATTATCACCGCTTATTGGCTCATCAGCAGTATCAAAATCTGGCGAGTTAATAAAAGTAACTACATTAGTTTTAGTATTATATCGGATAGTATTAAATTTAAAGTCTTCTGGTAGTTTGCTCATCTTCTCAACAATATTAACTTGCCATTGCGGAAATTTATTAATATAGTTTCGATGAAAGTAGACATATTCCATCATTGGTTTCCCAACAATACCTTTATATCGCTTTAATTTAAGTTCTTTTAGTCCGGATATTTCGGACTCGATTAAAAATTGTGTAAAGTTCATTATTATTCACTCAGACATATAGTAGATATTTAGGAGCTCCTACGTCTAGTGTATACCAATGTGATTGTATTACTTTTAATTTACCCCCGCATCTCCATTAAATTTGCACGGTATAATAAACAATAAAAAACCTGCTGAGGTTATCAGCAGGTTCTTTAATTAAACTACTAGGAGCAGTTTAGCTTATAACAAGCTTAAGCTAGAAACAACAATTTTACCATAGTAGTCAGCTGTGTTGCCCAACGATGTTGTTGTATCGGTAAATGTTGCTTTACCATAACGTGTCATCAAGCTAATTACAGGTTGGAAAGTTGTTGGGTTAACAACAATACCGCTGCTCATCAAAGGAATATAAGGAGCGTAGAAGTAACCTGAATCAGTTTCACCATTACCACCTTTATAACCGATTAAGATAACATCGTTACCTGTACCAGAAATTTCAGTAGCTTGTGATTGGTTCCACAAGTAGCTGTAAACTTTAATGTTACCATTTAAAGTACCAACTAATTTAGTGTTGTTTGGACCTACGAATGAACCTTCTACAGCAGGAGCAAATACTGATTTAGATGCTGCTTGTAATGTAGAAACAATCATTGGGCTACATACGATGAAATTACCAGCTGCGCGACGAGTTTTGCGTGCAATCTCGTTTGCTACAACGTTAATTTGAACACCTAAGTTAGCTAAACGATCACCAACGAATGTTGGTTTGTAGAAGCCAGCTGCAACAGGAACTGAACCATCATAAGCTGCAGTTGTACCAGCTAATGAGATCAAGTCAGTGATGATTTCGTTGTCAATTTCTTGAACGATTTCAGCAGACATAGCTTGTGTCATTTCGTTTTCAATATCTAAACCATGTTGGTTTTGCAAATCTTGCATTGCTTCAATGGTCCAGCTAGCTTGTAATTTACGTGATTTAGCTTCAACAGCTTGAGACACGATTTCTAAGCCCATTTTACGGCCGCCATTGCCCTCTAAGTAAGAACCATGACCACCTGCGTTAGGACCAGAAGCTGCGTCTAATGCTGAACCCCAGCCTTGACCAGTTGCACCAGTTGCGCCAATTGCAGCACCAGCTAATACGTCAGTACCAGTTGAACCAACAACTGTAGATGTGTTAACTTGACCAGAATAGAAACGACGTAAAGCGTTAACGTTACCAAATGCTTCTGAATTCGCTACGATACTTGCAGATGCGTTAGCGCCTGTTGGATCGTAAGATGAATTGATTGTTGGGTTAGTAACAGCTTCTTTGTACAAATAACGCATTGAATATACTTGGCCAACAGGACCAGTCATTGGTTGAACACCAACGATTTCTGTTGCGATAGCATTAGGAATCACACGACGAATCATCGGGATCATAATTTTACGGAAACCAGCGATTGCTGAACCATCTGTAGAACCTGTTGAAGCTGATTCCATGATCATTTGGCTTCTTTGGTTTTCTAATAATGGTGCAACCATTTTGCGTTTATTTTCAGATAAACCAGTCAAAAGTGCTGATTTAACTTCACTCCAATTTTCTAATAACTCTTTCATTATGTAACAACTCCAATAAAATTTTTAAATTAAATGTATTTATGTTGCGAATCAAACGATTCCGGCTAATTTCATAAAATACGACTTCGTATCTGCTAAATCATCAACAACAGCTTCAGTAACAACATGAGTTTCATCGTCACCTGTAATTACAACGGTTTCTGTAACCGGTGCTTCTTGTGCAGGCGCTGCCGATTCCTTAATCACTTTAGTCGGCTTATCAGTAGATTCTTTAAGAACTTTATTGATGTATAATTTATATGCATCTTCAAGTTTTTCTGTCCCTACGCTAGATAAAATCGATTCCATTAGATCACGGTGTCTACCAGTTAATGGTGATAACACCCCTTCCAGCTTCACTTTACGATATAACGCTTCTTTTTCTTTTTTAACATTTTTGTATTTAGAGCTAAGCTTGTCAATTTTGATCTTGGCTTCGTTAAGCGCAGCTTCCGTTTCATTGGGATCAACAAAATATTTTCTATATTCAGGTAAAAATGCTTCAAAGATTTTTTTACCAAATTCTAGTTTTTTAGCTTCAAGAATGTCTTCTTTTAATACATCAAACTCAGAAGTAATTCTCATCTCTAAGAATGTGTCTAGTTTGTTAACTAATTTAGTCATGTCTTTTGCAAGACGTTCGCCAAGTTTGGTTTTTTCTTTAGCAATTTCAATTGCTTTTTCTGCTTCAAGGTCACGGAAAGATTTGATATCAGCTTTCAATGTAGCCATTTCTTGCAACAAAAAGTCATTAACTTTAGATTCAACAGCATCTATTAACAATTCTTTTTGTTGAGCAAATTGTTCATGTAATTCGATCTTAGTTTGGGCACTTGTTTCTTCTTTGGCTTCAGCAACCGCAACTGCGACCGCTTCATCTAAAGTAGTTTTAAATGCTTCTTCTAATTCTTTTTTGCTTTCATCGTTCAGAATTTCTGAGTTAAGCAATTTTTCAAGAATCTCATTCATTGTAAAAATACTCCTAGTATAAAATTGGTTTTTGGGATTCACCCAATTAACTTATATTTATACTAGACTGTTACTCGTTTCACTTAAATAATTAAATTTAGTGGTGATTTTATATGTTTTTAGTAGAATTTGAGCTAAACACACCTAATATACAAAAAATATCTGTTCGCAGAAATAAAGTGATTATTATCCGTTTGGGGTTTTGCACGATATTTTGGATGAATAACCAGCTTGCGGAATTACATAAGCAGGTTGTTAGATTAGGGATGGATGATATTGAGGTTGTAGCTGATTACGATAATAAAGTTCATAGTATTGAACTTAATTATGTTTATAGATTAGAGGAGTTAGTTGCAGTTAATAAAGTATACGTTAACCAAATTAATGCGTTAGAGCGAAAAATAAAAAAGCACAAACAAAAACAGCGATAGCACCTAAGCACTATCGCTGTTTTTTTAATTATTATTTAGATTAATGTTTGTACAAACGCTGGAACTCTTGATGAAGCTGGACCATTGATAAATGTATACTCATATTGTGCTGCTGGGTCAATTGTATCAATTACCGTAACCGGGCAACCAGTTGGTGCATAATCAATCAATCCTGCCGCTGGATATATCTGCAAACTAGTACCTATGATAATTAAATGTTCTGCTTGCGCTACCAGTTGTTGAGCATCAGTAATTAATGGTACCATCTCATAAAACCAAACAATATGCGGACGTAATGTGTTTCCATTTGGACTTAATTCTGTATAATCTAAGTCTCCAGGATGATAATACACTTCACCTGTAACCTCATCACGCACTTTTAATAACTCACCATGTAAATGCAGGATGTTTTGAGATCCAGCTCGTTCATGTAGATCGTCAACATTTTGAGTAATAATATGCACATCATGTTTTTTTGCAAGCTCTACTAATGCTATATGTGCAGCATTTGGCTCAACTGTTTGTAGCTGCGCTCTACGTTGATTATAAAAATTATTTACTAAATCGGGATTTTCTGCCCAGCCATTAGGTGAGGCGACTTCTTCAATATTATTGCTCTCCCACAATCCTTCGGTATCACGGAATGTGCTAATGCCTGATTCTGCGCTAATCCCTGCGCCGGTTAAAACTACGATTTTCAATTAATTCACCAATAAGTCTACAGTTGACGGGTACATTTGTTTTGATGCTAGTGTTGCGACGAAGAACCTGGTCTCGTCAAATTTATATGAGTAAGTATCAATTACAGTATGGGTCTGAGCAAAATCAACAAGCTCTTTATTTAAATCATGTTCGGTTGTCTTTTCAATTACTGTAATTCTACTATGCATTTTTTTACTCCTAATATTATAAGGCCCAGTTAACGTATACCGATACATATACGTTACCGCTTGAACTAGTAAATGTTTGCTTTACTGCTTCGTATCCTAATCCAATTAACCACACAATTGTATCATCAATAATACTAGATTGAATCTGCGAAGACGGTAAAAAGATAACATCATATCTATCCGGTTTTACAAAATCGTTTGAGTGAGTATATACTAATGTTGTATTAAATACACCGTTATTTTCTCGCATATTTAACAAGTGATCAACTTGATTGCAATGTTGTTCAAAAAAAGATAATTTTTTATTTATTGAATATACGGTACTATCGTTTCGTTCTTTTGCTGTTTTCATTTAATGTCTCCTACATTATTATTATAGTACATCTAATTCATCTATGCCAGTTAAATTATACTCTATATTGTTATTAACATCGCATTCTTTTATTTGATCCCATAATAACCAGGATCCGTTTTCCATCCAGTCACCAATATTTAAAAATGCGCAAAAACCATTACTCTGCTCAGGGTGTTCACTACTTAAACTCCAGTACGGACAAACAACTGGCTCACCATCAGTACCTGTTCGGTAACAATAAAACCCTTCTGGTATCACAGATGTATCTAATTCTGCACTCATTCTACTACTCCTAAATTCACGAGAATATTTTATATATCTAATTCTTCACAACAACGTTTTGCTAATATAGTATGCTTCCTATCAGCACTAAATGTGTGCTTCCACTTACTACTATCTACTACTGCATCAATTATTAATTGCTGCTCATCATCTAAATGCCTAACCCATACAATAAACTTTCTACTATGTAGTAATATCCATGGTGATAACTTATGCATCTTTATAAAATCTATCATTACATAAAAATCAATATGTTTATATATCTCACTGGTTGAGCAATCATACGCCTCAGACAGCTTTATAATATATTTACACGTTTCGTTAATCTTATGTATCGGTGGAGCGGTATCAACTACATCCAAATAATAACTAATAACTCTATCAGTTACCCAGTTACTTGGTTGAATATTTTTTGATATCATTAACCGTAAAAATTGATCAATATCTGCTAAACCTTTAATTGACTTATAATATTTTGCAAACTTTACAAATGCATTAAAAAATCTAGACGCTTTAAAGTCTTCTATATCAACTGTTCTACTGTGTCTTATCAACACCCAGCGTTCGTATAAGAAGAAACCTATTTGACCGTTTATGTTAGTAAGTTCATCATGCTTACGTCTTTCATTACAGTAATGCTTAATGAAAGCTGCTTCTCTCTTAAAAAGCTTATTACAAAATTGACATTCATAGAACATTATGATTTATTTAGTTAGTGAAAATAATTACCTCTTACAACAATTGGTATTATAGTACAACTAGATGTAAATATCAAGCTATTTAATACCAATCATCGGTACAGAACTGTTTGGCAACATGGTTACAGGTAATACCCCGTTCCATTTCTCAATAGCGTTTAATTCCGCCACACCTGGGTTATTCTTAACCGCTTCACCTTTTAAGCGAATGGCTTTTGCTTCCGCTTCAGCCACTAACAATCTTGCATTAGCTTCACCTTCTGCAATTGCAATCGCTTTCTGTGCTTCAGCTTTAGCGGTTTCGATTTCGTTTTGCCGTGTGATTGCAACTTGCGATGCTGAAATCTTAGCATCAATTGCGTTAGTTACAGTTTCTGGTAGTCTGATATTACCGACCCATGATAAGTGATCTAAGTGAATACCGTACTGTTCAATCTCGGTACGTACTCTAACTTCAGCAGCTTTGATTAATTCCGCTTTACCTTCACCGTATACTGATTCAATTGGTTTAGTAGACGATTCTGTATTAATAGCATCACGAACTAGATTACGTAAGTAAATATCGGTGATTTCAGTAATACCTTTGCGGTACTTTTGAAATAATAATGGAATCTTATCTGGTTGAAGAGTGTATGTAATCCCAATATCAGCGTTTACAGATAATCCTTCTTTAGTTTGAAACGTAATAGATTCATCTTCCGCACGACCTTCATTGTGTGATTTAGCCCAAGTATAGTTTTGCATAAACGTTGGAAATGTATATAACTGTTCATTCATACCAATCCAATAACGTCCTGGACCCAGTTGCTCAGAATCAACACCTTTATCACCACCTAGTAGGTGAACCTTGATCCCCACTTCACCCACATTTACATTTGAACAACCAGATAGTGTTGCAACAGCCATTGCAACAGCTACTGTAAGTAATATTTTTTTCATAATTTATCTCGAATTTTGACGATGAGCAATGTGCATGCATACAGTACCGATAATGGCACTAATGCAAATATAAAAAACAAAAGAGTTGAGACCTCTATTGCAACTAATAGACTTATAATTAAATCCATATTATTTCCAGTTTGCTTTGGCTATCAAATACCAGACAATCACCGGATCAGCTACTAACACAATAAACCAACCAGTAGTGAAGTCATACCAATTTGATGATGAAAAGTAATATGGTAGCGCTACTGCTATCTGTAGACCGAAGAGTACTATAACCCCAAGTACCTTAAAATAAAGTTTTAGCATTATTTAATCTCTTTAATTAATATTGAGATTATATTATCACATATTTAACGATTTAAATCCAGTGCATTATTGACCTAATTTACTCTTGAGTCTTTCTGCACCAGCTTTGTTAATGTTTCTTAACTTATTCACCTGATCTAAGTTGCTCAAATGCTTTTTAACATCAGCTGAACTTACTGGTTGACGCAATACTGTTGTATTTTCAGCTTCTCTGGTATTATACGCACGTTTTGCAGCTGCAATTGCCCTACTATCGGTACCCTCTTCTTTATCACCGCTTTCGAGATAATGTGGTGCCATAACAATAATATTACGTGGAGATATTCCAGCATAATAAATTGATTTTACAGCATCAATTACAGTAGCACCAGTTCCGATATTATCATCAACTAAGATAATATTTTTACCGTCAAGTTTATCATACAACTTATCATGTAACACCATATATGCACTTAACGCCTTACCGTTATTTACATCTCGGTTTGCATAATAATTATGAACTTTAAATGGTTCATTAACAGCTTTATCAATTAATTTTGATACACTGCTAATAAACTTAGCGCGATTACTATCAATTCTATTCTGCAACTGTAATGGGGCATCATTTACTCTGGCTGCTATCATTGCATTTACATTCTGTACAATCTCATCGATATCATCAGCAACACTATCCTGTGCAGCAATATAAGTTGATACGGTATGTAGCTCTTGTTTAATATCATTAAAATGACCTACGTCGTATGTAGGTAACGTAATTGCTCTAATTACAGCAACTTCTTGTTTAAATTTTGCGCGCAATTTTTTGTATTCTGTAGATTTAACACACGCTTCAAGCGATGCATATCTTTTACGGCACGCAACAATCTCCTTAAGTGTAGCACTTACCGCTGCTTGAGATGCCGTGATGTAATGCGTTAATGATTGACTTAAATTTTTAAGACATAAATTTACATGTTCCTTTAATGGTTTTTGCTCACCTACTGGCGCTTTTGCTTTTATAGCAGCAGCGAGCTGTGATCTAGCTGTTGATAGCTTTCTAACCCATTCTTGCACAGTTGGATCCGCGATCATTGACGGGTTGCGCTCTAACTCATCTGTGTATGACTTAGGTGTGCGCAATACCTTACGGTCTAGTGAATCCTTAGTACCCTTATTATACCAATCTAGTTTAGGATAATGATTTTTAATAAATGCGCCTGATACTACATCAAGATCTACGTGTATTTTTTTACTCAAAGCCTCTGCAAACTCACCTACTAATCCAGAGGTTGAACCTAGCGGTACAATAACACTATTCTTATTAAACTTACCAGTAAAGTATGGAGCTAAAAATTGACGGTAAATTTGATGCATTCGATCACCTTCGTCATTTGCTCGCTTATTTTTACCGTACTTACTCATGCTTTGACTATACTTACCTGTAAGCTTTAAAATACGTTCTACACTTGCATCCAAATAAGCTTGAACCTCTTCTTTAGGCATCACTTCTTTAGAATTTCTGTTCTTAACTGCAGACATGATACGCATAACCTTTAAAGTATCATCAACTGTACCTGGATTTTTTTTCAATGTATATGCATATATCGCAGTTACATATTCTGGTGGTCTTGCACTTAACTCTAATGTAGCACGTTCGTGAGCTGGTAAGCCACTAAAATTTGAAACACTATTTTTTACCATTTCGGTACGAGCCTCGAATTCATCCTCATCATCTGGAGTCATATCAATTCTAATTTGCTTAGTACCTGATGCTAATTTTTCTGATGCAGCACTATTAAATGTGTGCGTATTAATATCGTTCTCTTCATCCCGAGCAATATCAGTAGCAATTTCATTAAGTAACATTATATTAAACCTTATATCTTTTAGAAATAAGGTATTTATATTTTTAACTTCTTAACTTCCGCTGGCTGATATCCTAGATCGTTAATCATTTCATTAATATCTTCTACATTAAAAAACCGCTCGTGCAATCGCGCTTCTTTTTTTGAACAATTTAAATACCTTGCAATAATATCAACCGCATCAGTCTTTGCAGACTTCTTATAAATCCAGTTATATCGCATATTACGACTAGTAGCTGATACACAAAATAACTTATAAATTAACTCAGGATGATTTGATAACTCAAAGTATCTACAGTTAACAAATCGCTGTAGTAATATCATTTGCAATGGATCAGTAGTACTACTGATCCAATTATGCACAACATACGGTGTAAATTGCTTCTTAAGCTCATCATCTAGTGAGCTTAAATAATTGTAGTTCTTAGCATTAATATTATTTAATACTTCAAATACATCCAATTTTTCAGACATATATTCCTCGATACAAAATTTAATTGTATCATATTATACCACATTTTTCCAGCTATGATTCGTTATATACCTTTGATGATATAACCACCAGCTTATCAGTACCTGTATGTCCATGTTCCCATATATTATACTGTTTCTGCAATTCGGACAAATGATTAGTGGATTGAATTTTAACAATTTGTTTACCAGCTGCATTGTAATAATACGCGTGTAAACCTTTTGATAGCGCATGACTAATTAATTGCGCCCAGAACTTCATACCCATTGGAGTGTGGAGTATATCAGAGGTAATTGTTTTGTAACGAGGAATCAAATATTCAAACACTATCTTTTTAGGCCATGATTTAAACTGCTTTTTATAATCATCACTAACCCAGATAAATGATTGATATACATATGGCCCGAGCACTTTATCCTTAGTAACTACTACTCGCGACACCATACCAATACGCTTATCTTGATCATCAAATCCAATGTATTCAAAATCAAACTCCTCACCACTTGGATTCTCAATACGTACAATAGATATATCATCAGTTAGAGAATGCACTAACTTACTGAATTTCTTGCGTAATTGACGATACAATAAGCTATTAGTGGTGTCATTATTAACTCCAATATTACCTATCGGATCAATTAACTGGGGCGTCTCTAACAACAACTCTGATAACAACATATACATCACCATAATCGATACAATAATCACCTATTTATAGGAAATCGAAAGGTCCAAATAATAAAAGATGTGCATTATATATCTATAATAACTTCACTGGTGTAAAATATCAAGTAACTGTATGTTTTTATAGGAGTTTTTTTCGTGTACTAAAGTACCACCTTCATATATCACTCGTTATTGATTGCGTTGACTTACGGGAATGAACGGTTCAAGTTTACCTCGTACGGGGTATACGTATGCTTCATCCTCTTCACTTACGACCTCTACGTCGGTAAGGTCGTCAATGTCCGCCCACTCAAAGAACCCCTCAAGATCACCTTCTTCTGCACCACCACCATCATCAAACGGTATTACTACATGCACACCACTCACTTCACCGGCTTCACTAGTCCAGTATATGTCGATATTTGGCATGCGGTAGTTCATTTGGGTTCCGGGACTAACGGCTTCAGCTAGTAGCGATTTCATTTCACTCACAGTTGGCAATCGCCAGTCGTTGGGCTCATTAGCATTTAATGACTTAATAAACTCAAGAGCTTCGTGGTGTGTCATCATTTCCCGCGGGATATTGTCATATATATTACCTGCGTTTCTTGTAATTGGATGATGTAGCAATGATTTTGGAGCTGTATGATAGAAGTATAGGTTCAGCATATATAAATCTCAAAAATGTAAAACAATATTGTATTTATGTAGTAGATTTTTCAATCCCAATTGTCTATACTACGCGCCACTCGAAGCTAAATAGAATCATTTTCAACTTAAAGATATTATACATGACAAAACACATTGAACAAAAATATCAAAAACTAGATGAAATATCTCATGTATTATTACGACCTGGTAGATACGTGGGTAGCATTTCTGCACATACAGCTGACACATATGTAATTGAAGATAATAAGTTTGTAAAAGAACAGATTACATGGACGCCTGCGTTAATTAAGATCTTTGATGAGGTATTGTGTAATTCAGTTGATTTTGCTAAGACGCCAGAAGGTGCGCATGTTGATACTATTAAGGTTGATATAAGTCAAGAAACTGGAGCTATATCAGTTTATGATAACGGAGGTATTGTTATTGTTAAACATTCTGAACATAATCAGTATATTCCAGAAATGATATTTGAATTGAGATCTGGTAGTAATTTTGATGACTCTGAAGACACTGAGTTAAATGGTCAAAACGGTGAAGGTGCGGCCTTAACAGCTATCTTTAGTAAGTCATTTCATGTGCATACGTGCGATGGTAAAAACTCGTTTAATCAATATCATACAGATAATAGCCGAGCTAGGTCCGAACCTATTATTAAAAAATCAAAAGATCGAATGACTAAAATTACATTTGATCCAGATTATGCAAAATTTAATCTAGAAGGTTTATCTGATGGTAACTATAAAAAGCTTTGTAAGCGTGTCTACGATGTGGCCGGGTGTAATCCACACCTGAAGATATATTTAAATAATTCACTTGTTAGCGTTGGGTCTTTTGAGGGTTACATACGAATGTACACTGAGGACTACCTCTACGATGAGAATAACAAGTGGCAGGTTGGAGTTAGTAAGTCTGAAGGTGGGTTTAGTCATGTTTCATTTGTAAATAATAATGAAACAATAACTGGTGGTATGCATGTAAGTTATATTGCAGATCAAATAACTAATAAATTAAGAGAATATATTCTTAAAAAGCACAAAGTACAAGTTAGGCCTGGTGAAATTAAGAATCATTTAAACTTGTTTATTAACTGTAATATTATTCGACCTCGATACTCTAGTCAAACAAAAGAAGATTTAATTACTGAAGTTAAAAATTTTGGTACCACCTTTGAAGTAACAGATAAGTTTATCGGTAAAATTATTAAATCCGAAATAGTTCAAAGCATTCTAGATTGGGTTCAAGCAAAAGAAAACGCTAATTTACAAGCTGAGTTACGAAAATTAAATAAAACATCTGATAAGTTAGATCCAAGTCGAATTATTAAACTTATTGATGCTGTTGAAAAGAAAGATCGAAGTAAGTGTATCGTATTCATCACAGAAGGTGATTCAGCTGCAAAAGCTATTGGTAGTGCTAGAGATCCTCAAATACATGGGGTGTTTCCATTAAAAGGTAAGCCGCTAAATGTTGGTAACACCACTGCTAAAAAATTAATGGAAAACGAAGAGTTTAAGAACATCTTAACTATAACTGGTTTAAAATTAGGTGAAAAAGTAACAGATGTTAAGCAATTACGTTACGGTAAAATCTGCTTCTTAACCGATCAGGATCTAGATGGTACGCATATATCAGGGCTATTAATTAACATGATTCATACATTTTGGCCTGAATTGTTTACGCTTAATGTTATTCATAGATTCAAAACACCCTTAATCAAAGTTACTTGTGGTAAAGATATAATTGAGTTTTACGACGAACAAGATTTTCATAAATGGAAAGCTAAAAACACCAAGAAGTTTACATCAAAGTATTTTAAAGGTTTAGGTACCAGTACTGCAGCAGACTTTAAAGGTTATCTTGCTAACTCTGAAAATAATCTAGTTAAGTATGAGATTGAAGATGAGCATGATGTTGCATCAATCAAGCTAGCGTTTAGTAAAGATGTTGGTAAAACTGGTGAACGTAAAAACTGGTTGAATATTCTAAGCGGAGATGATTAATGATACGTTTTACTGGTCGGCAATATAATATTACTACTAACCCGGTTAGAATATTGGCAGAACATGTCCGCTCATATCGGATACAAGATGAGTTAGTTAAGATAACATTTCGGTCTGGAGCCACATTAAGATATGCCTCATTAGATAATATTGTAGATCCACAGGATAATCATATCTCATATCTTGAACTTAACCAATATAATAGATTAATTAATTTTTTACAAACCGCTGGGTGCACTAATGAAGATTAAACATTTCTTTGATAACGAATTTAAGCAATACAGTATTGCTGATTGTGTACGATCAATTCCATCAGTAATAGATGGGTTTAAACCTTCTCAACGGAAATGTATATTTGGAATGATCAAGCGTGGTGAAAATGCAGGTGAAATTAAAGTGGCTCAAGTGTCAGGTTTTATATCTCAAATATCTGATTATCATCACGGTGAAGCTAGTTTAAATGAAACTATTATTGGGCTTGCACAAAACTATGCTGGTAGTAATAACTTAAATTATTTTAAACCTAATGGTCAGTTTGGTAGTAGATTATCTAGCGATGCATCAGCACCAAGATATATCTTTACCGAGTTTACGGATAGCTTTAGAAAGATATTTAAAAAAGAAGATGATATTATATTAAATCATTTAGATTCTGATGGACAACCAATTGAACCAGATTTTTATTTACCTATACTACCTAATATATTAATAAACGGTTCAAGAGGTATGGGTACAGGATACGCAACTCATATATTAAAACATAATCCTATAGATCTACGTGATAACATATTAGCTTTATTATCTGGTGAAGTACCTGAACGTATATTACCTTGGTATAATGGATTTAAAGGTACTGTTAGTACTAATGGTGAGCAAATTATCAACACTGGTGTGTATGAATTAGTAAACACTACAACAATTAGAATTACAGAATTACCAATCGGCTTGTATCAAGATGATTATAAGGCTCATTTAATAAAAATGCAGGATGCGGGGCTTATTAAAGATAGTGAAGATAAGTCTACTGAGGCTTCATTTGATTTTTATATAAATGTTCCAAGAACTACAACGCAATTATCACATGAAGAGATTCTAACTAAGTTTAAGTTAATTGGTAAAGACACTCAGAACTTAACTGCATGGACTGAAGAAGGTCATATTAAAGTGTTCAAGTCGGTTCAGGATATTATCGATTACTTTGTTGCGTTTAGATTAGATAAGTATGAAGATCGCAGATTAAAATTATTAGAATTATTAAATGCGGATTTAACCTGGTATACAGAGAAGCGTAGATTTATTATGTGGTATATTGAAAACAGTAAATTGTTTTCAAGTAAGAGTAAAAAAGAGCTAGAAGACTTATTAACTGAACATGGATTTATTGATATTACCAGCTTATTGGATATTCGATTATATAATTTAACTAAAGATGATATTAGCAAGTTAGATAAAACAATCGAAAAAACAGAAAAAGATATTGCTGTGTTAGTAAAGACAAATTGTATTAAAATGTACAGAAAAGAGTTGCAAGAATTAGAGCTATAGGTGCATGTAAAGTAGTAAATACCTGAGTAACTTATTGTTTTCAGGAGGGAGACATGGATAGTATCTCATTCGATGTAGTGCATTTGCATTCAGATGATACTGGGTTTGATGGAGTATTTCAACTACAAACTAGAAGTGAATCAGGTAACGTTAAGTATTATCCTAATTTGATAGAACTTGACAAATATATTGCATTTTCAATATCAGAATATCGAATAGTGCACAACTCTGCTAACATATCGCCTGATCACCGGGATATGGTAATATATTACATTCTAAAACATTTTAAATATATTTTAAAATTTTGGTGTATTGGTCAGGAATTAAATACCAGTGATCGGTTAGAATTGTATACAAATTTTCAACCAATAACATATCAAGAAATGTTATCGCATAAAGAATAAAAAGAAAGCGGAGTATGATACTCCGCTTTTTAGTTTCAAATCTAATTATTATAGTTATGTTGGAACTTATTGTTTAGCTACAACCCATACAAATTTATTGCCACCCATATAATTCACAGTGGTTGTTGCAACTGTTTGCCAATTATGCTCGTTTGAATATCTAGTAATAATTCGTTGATACAAACTTTTTAGTTTTGCATGATCAGTAGCGCAACCAAAATACAGCGTATCTACTTTATTATCATATACAAACTTAACTAATGTTTGCATAATGGTACTGAATACCGCTAACGCCTCATGTTTACCTGTGTCGGTATCTACTGGCATTCCATTTACTATTGCAGCAAACGAGAAAAAGAAGGTGTTATCCGTTAGCGCTTGATCCGGGATAGCTTCATGTATTGGATTACCTTCTTCTACTTTAATCATTTGAATAGCGTACTGATTGCGATTAACAGCAAACATACCCATATGAGCTGGGCCCATATTCATCCAATGCACAGTCGGGATATCACGATCTTTTAATATCTCGTTTAATAACATTATTTTGATTCCGGTACGTGGTAGTATTTTTTAATTAAGAAATTCAAAAACTCAGTGTACTCTGGAATTTTACTCAATTCAGCAATATCTTCTTTAGGTATCGCAGTATTATCCTCTTGCATGAATTGATCTTTTTCCATATGTAATTGAAAACGACGTTTCATACCTTTAAGTTTAGTAAAGATAATATAAATCTTACCTTTACCTTCACCATGGTAAGTATCAAACTGTGTACGTTCAACATGAGGTGCTTTTTCAGAATGTCCCAGTAAGCCTGTACACCAACCAACAGCTGCTTTGGGATAATAATCATTAAGCAACACACCACCAAAATACATTGAAGCAAATTTATTATTCACTGTAAATGCATGAAATGTATCGTTAGTCGATGGTGACCCAACGATATTAGTAATACCTGATTCAGCTGTATGTTCAGCTTCAATAGCAGTCATATTATGTATTACATGACCGTATTCATCTTTAACAGGTTTACCGTCCTTCCCCATAACATTTTGATAAATAACATGCTTTTGACCCGCGGCGTAAACCTTAGCTTTTTGTTCATTATCTAATTTTGTTTTGTTGGCATCGTCTAATTTAGGAACAATATCTTTTTGAAATGTTGCATATGTGTGATTATTAAGGTCAGTATTTACACCACCTTTCTTTAATGCAGCCCGTATTGCTTTATCGTCAAACTTCTTTAGATTGGTTTGAAGAGTCGTTAAATCCCCTATATGCAAATCTCTAGGCGCTTTTTTTGTACCTATGAATCTCGAGATAATCCATTTAAAATATGGATTATTAACAGTAGCAGTAACGTTGGGTCCAACATTAGTTGTATCTGTAATGTACTTAACAATTTCTTTTACACTTTTATCTTCTGCACCACCATCCTCCAGATAAGCAGCTTTGATCTGTGTTGCCAAATTAGCAATTGCGTACTCCTCATTTGGACCCTCAAGTAGCAGCCAATTATCAACCGCATACTCATCTAACTCATTTTCAGATACTAATCCAGCTAATTGCAACCAGCGACTATATTCAGATGATTTATCAGTCTCTGTTAACGTTGTTTTTTCTGGCAGCATAGTTACACTAGCTGGTAATTCTGCTACCTTATCGTGGCTCTCAGAAACTAATCCGGCCAACTGTAACATTCTATTAAGTTCCATATTACATACCTATTAAAAAAATTTGATTACCTTTATTTATCGTGCTATTAGCTATAAATATTATAATAATTTAATATTTAGGTGTAATCAAGCAATGAAAACAGAACTATTAGCTATAAATATTATAATAATTTAATATTTAGGTGTAATCAAGCAATGAAAACAGAACTATTAGTAGAAACCTTATCTTACGAGCAAGGCAACCTAATTCAAGAAGCTTCTACCGATGGTAAGAACTTATTCTTGAGTGGTTGCTTTATGGAGTCAGAAGTCCGTAATAGAAACGGTCGTATATATCCAATTGCAGAAATGCAAGCAGCCGTACATAAATTAAACGAATCAATTAAAAACGATGGTGGTATTTTTGGTGAATTAGATCACCCAAATTCATTAGTTGTTTCTAGTGATCGTATCAGTCACGTAATTACTGATCTTAGACTTGAAGGTAATCAGGTTTTTGGTAAAGCAAAAATCTTAGGTACTCCAATGGGTCAAATTGCTAAAGTGTTGATCACTGAAAGTGGCGTTAAAATGGGTGTTAGTAGCCGTGGTGCTGGTGATGTTAACGAAAGTGGTATCGTTAGTGGATTTAACTTAATTACTATTGATATCGTATCGACACCAAGTTGCTCAAGTGCATACCCATCCTCAATATATGAGTCATTAGAATCAAGTAAAACTGGTCGCATTGTTATGTCATTAGCAGAATCAGTTCGCGAAGATCAATCAGCACAAAAATACTTAGTTGCTGAAGTTAAAAAATGGTTAAGACAAGAATATAAACTTGGTTAATTAGACATAAAAAAAGCGGATATTTTATCCGCTTTTTCTTTAGAGCTTGAGATTACTTTGTTTCTTCGTAATCTTCATCTTCTGCATCAAGCTCATCTTCATCTTCATCTTCATCTTCATCTTCGTCTGACATTTCATCTTCTTCATCAGATTCTTCGTCATCTTCTTCGTCATCATAGTCTTCGTCATCTTCTTCGTCATCTTCATCTGACATTTCATCATCTTCATCTGACATTTCATCCGACATTTCACCATCTTCGTCTGACATTTCATCATCTTCATCAGACATTTCATCATCTTCTGCTTTAACTTCAGCAACTAATTCACGCATTTTAGCAGTTGCATAATCGTGGAAATATTGTTCCGCCAATTCCTCATCTTCAGCGATGATTGCATCCAACATGCTTTTAAGCATTTCTTTTCTTTCGGTCATTGAGTAATACTCCAAATTGTAATTTAAATCAAGTTTAACATATATTTATGTATTTAGCAAGCATAGATAAATATTATACAAATTGTTTTAATTTACAGGTGAAAGAATAATGGCTTTGGATAATAATGAGGTTCTTAGACTTCAACGAATAATATATGATATCTCCGGTGCAGCAAGCGATTTTGCTAAATCGGTACGTACTATTTCTGAAGCTCAGAATAACCAAGGTCAAAATACCGTTAACCTAGGTAATAAATCAAAAGCTGCGGCAGATCAGTTAGGTGCGTTTAAGAGCGCTATTGAAACTGCTACTAAGTCATCTAAAACCGCTAATGCACTCCTAGGTGAACAGCTTAAGACGCTTAATAGATCAATTGAAGCTGAAAAACGTCAACAAGAGTCGATTAAAACAATAACAGATGCGTATAACACCGGTGCTAATTCTGTTAATAATTATGTATCTCACACTGTTAGTGCACTTACCAGATCTAACGCAAAAATATCATCATCGTGGAAATCAATTACTGATAATACCGCTAATGCGGTAAACGATCAGTTTAAACAGTTTGGTAGTGTTGTAGATGCGCAACAATATCAAAAAGCATTTGCAGAGTTTAATACTGCAATGGGTCTGAGCGGTAATAATATTACCCGAGCTAACATGTCAATTGTACAAGCGTTTGTGAACGCCGGAACCGCAATTGGAGAAACAACTACAGAATTTCATCATGTTAGAGAAAACCTAGCTAAAGCGGTACGCGAAAATAACGACGTTAGTGTTGATCCTGCGAATATTACTGCTATAGATGCTACCGTTACGGCATTAGCTACCGGTACTCAAAGTGTAGTTGATCGTTTACTAACACTTAATACTGCATTAAGCTCGATGACTGTTAACACTAGTACAGTGGGTAATGCATTAACAGAGATTCAAACGTATCAGGAAGATTACGCTGCATTACTAAGTAGTCTTGGGCCGTACGGTGGACAGTTTCAAGATGAATTACAGGAATTAACTAAAACTTTAGATGGTGCTAAACTAGAGCAAGCTAAAACAGCATTTTTAACTAAGCTACAATCTACCAGTGGCATAATAGATAAGCAAGATGCGAGTGGTGAGAACACAGCGGTATTCGATGCACTTACTGAGTTATTGAGAGTTGGTAGGAATGCTGATGGTACCGCAAAGGTACAGGGTAAGTGGTTTGAAGAGTTAATAAAAGTTAATGATCAGTTAACTAATGCAATGACTGGGGTTAGTAGCGTTAATGTTAACACCAGTATAACGGAAGATGCTGTAAAAAATCTACTAGCAGCACAAGTTGGGTTTGTAACTGATATTAAAAATAGTTTTTCACAAGTTCACGCTGATATATTAAATGAGGCGGTAGCAGCCACTGCATCACAGCTTGGAAGAGATCATGTTAGTGTATTAACTGCAGTTGAAAACTATGCAGCGCAATCTATTAGTGCATTTGAAGCTAATGGTGCAAGAGTACTATCAGAGGCTGCTAAAACTTTTGCTGATGGGTCAGAAGTAGAGTTACAAAACACTGTTGTTGCATTAGTGCGTGAAGCGCTAGTTGGCTCTAATAATCAAGCAGATGAGCTAAAGTCATATGAGCAATTAAAATATATTGGTGATTATAATCAGTATATGGCTCAATTAACTGAAAAGTTGTTGAGCACTAATCAAATATTAGGCAAAGAAGACACCAAACTATTACAAAATCTAATCAAAAGTGGAAAAGATTCAGGCATTACTGATTCCGCAATGCTTGATGCTTTGGCAGATATTCAAGCTAAAGTAGCCACCGGGATTGATGTTAAAGTTGCTGATTCTGTAACTAATAAGTTAACAGAGTCACAAGCGCAGCTATCGGATGCGTTTTCCCGAACTGCGGTAGATTTAGAGGGCTACAACAAAGGTCAAGGTAAGGCACTAGCAACCCTGCGTAGTAGTAATACAGCTACTGGTAAAATGCTTGCTGAGTTAGCTGCTATTAAACGCAATAATGGATCAATATCAGGTAGAGATGTTCGCGGTGCGGTAGAAACAGCAGGTGGTGGTGGCGCTATTGCAAAAGAAGTGCTTGGTGCTGTTGGTAATATGGTAAAAGCGGTATACGGTTTTGCAAAAGATGTTAATAAGTTTACATCTACAGAATACGATGCGTTTGTAAGCAACAACATACAGCTAGATCGTACCGCTACCGGATCAACTAACGCAACTAAACTAGACCTCGGTGAAGCTGATTTCATGAAGGTGTTTAGCGATTATAAAACCGCGTGGGTGAATGAAGGTGTTGGAGCTATAACGCAACAAATGCAAGCAACTCATGATCAATATGAGCGCGTGTACGGTACCGATCCACAGGTTATAGCAAAAAATCAGTTAGCATTTAAGCAATTATCACAAATAACTGGATTAACTACTGATCAGATTGCTGATATGCAACATAGCATGAAGCAAATGTCAACGGTTGTTGGATTAAGTACTCAAGAAATGACAGATATGACTATGAACATATCTAAAGATGCAGCATTTAGAAGCACATTACAAAAAATGAATTCTGCAGATCGTGCCGCAAGAGTAATGCAAATTCAAAAACAGGTAGAGTTTGCAGCTGCATTAGGTATGTCAAAGGAAGCTACTGAAGAGTTTGCTAAAGCAGTGCTAACAGTAGGTGAAGGGCTTTCACCGGATGAGATTTTAGGTGATGTTGGCGGCATAACTAATTTTGTGGCCACACTATCTCAAGCTGGTCAACAAGTAGGTGTATCAGCAGCCGACTACGGGTTATCTACAGACAAAATGAATGCATACAACGATGCATTAATGATTGATGCTAGTGCACGTACAGAAGAGCAGAATAAATTAGTAGCTGAAACTGGAACACAAATTGCAAAGTTTCAGAATGATATTAAACAGGCACAAACAGAAAAAATTAAAGGTGCTGCTACACCTGAAGAGAAAAAAAGCTTATCTATGCAGTTCTCAGGTGTTAATACTATTGCACAGCAGAGCGAAGCAAAACTATCAGATGCACTAAAAAAGACAATTGAAGTACCAGCAAGTCAACAATTAGAACAAGAATCTGCACTTAATCGTATGAAAAATGGTGCAAGTATTGAGGAGGTCAAAGCACAAGGTGAAGCGCTACAAAAAGCACAAGAGCCTGCATATCTTGAAGCTGAAAAAACTCTAGCTGATACGTTAAATCACATTTCATCGCTATTTGATGGGTTAGCTGGCGCTGTTGCAACTGCAGTAGCGGCACTAGTGTTAGGCGGTGGTGCGTTACAAAAAGGTGTTGGGTTAGCTAGAGCAGCCGGAACTGCAGCAACTGCGATAGAAGGTGCGGGTATGTTAACTATGGCGGGTGAAGCTATTGCCGGTATAGGTACTATGGTTGCTGGGGCAGTGTCATCACCGGTAGTGCTTGGTGCACTTGGAGCTGCGGCAGTAGGTTATGCTGGATACGAGGCTTATAAGTACTTTTCAGATGATGATAAATCTGAAGGTACTGCAAAACCAGCTGCTGATGCTAATAAACAAACTGCGGTTCAAATTACACCTGATGAACCTAAAAAACTACCATCGACTCAAATTACAGAATCATTAAGTAATGAAATATCAGCTACAATTGCTGATGTCGGTAAACAATTACTAACATTCCTTGGTAGCGTTCCAGGTGATGTTACAAATACAGCTGCTTCAAATGCAGCGTTACTAGAGGTGATGAGCAACTGGGTTAAATCACAATCTAACCTAACTCCAGTGCCCGTTATAACACCGCAACCAAACGTTACACGGTAGGTTGTTGACCTTGTTGTGCAGGTTGTTGTTCTGGTTGTGTTTGCTGTGCAGGTTGAGCAGCTCCACGAGCAGTTGCTTGCTTATTAATCATAGCTAATTGCTGCTGTAATCTACGAATCTGATCATCATATAATTTACTTGCACGAGCTTTTTGTACAGATATTGCAGCAATTTTGGTTTGAATTGCATTTACATTAGCTGTAATATCTTCATTCATAATATCGTTAAAATTCATAACACCTTCATAGGTTGGAGTATTAGTTACTTCATTACGGTATTTCGCTAATTTAGCCAATCTATCCGCTTCTTTCTTTTCTTCAGCTTGCTTCTTAAAGTGCTCTTCAGCACGAAGCATATCTTCTTCATTTTTAACTTTAGTGTTAGTTAATTGAATAGTTAACTTTGCTTGCTCAGCTTCAGCTTGAGCTGTCTTTGCTTTTGCTTCAGCCGTTTTTGAATCAGCATCCGCTTTTAACATATCAATAACTTTAAGTAGTATGCTTGAATCATCTACAGCAGGTGCTGCCGGTGGTAGCTCAGCAGGTAGTTCACCTTCTGCTCCCTCTGGTGGAACATCACCCTCAGGTTTATCACCATCTTTTTTGGTATCAAGCACATTATCAACTTCTTCATCTTCTGGTAGCTTTGGCCACTCAACATATAAGATATCAAAAGAGTTTCTTAAGTTAAATAAAATTTCGTTAACATCAACGTGATCTTCATCTTGTAATATCTTACTTAACGCTTGTTTAAACTCACCATCTTGCTCTTTGCTAACATATACTTTTGTAATATTACCATCAGCATCTTCTATACCATACGCTACAGAATCTTGTTTAAGCTCATTTGCTTTTTCTGCACCTTGTAATTTTGATACTACATCAACACTACTAAAATCATTAACTTTTTTATCTTCTGTCAACTTGTACTTTTTCTTACGCTTACGTGTTATTGGTTTTGAAAACATTGGCGCACGAAATCCAGCGATATCTCCACCAGAGATCGCAGCGTCACCGCTTTCATTTAAATAATCTGTCAGTCTCATTATGCTATACACTCCGGAGATACAACTAATAAATATGATTATATTTATAAAACTAAGAGATAGCTATGACCACCTTGATTTTATCGGAAAATAACATACCACAAGAAACAGATAAATTACTAGAAACATTTAGCACTACCTGGCCATTTACTCAAACTGTTACATGTGAAGATGCAACCCTGTTATACACGCATTGCCCATCATTAGATGATATCTCAAATAATATTCCAGTGTTTCATATCTATGAATATCAAGGGCAATATGTTTGTGGTGTCTCTAATTTTATAGATAATGCATATACCCTTAGTAAAACAATAATATTAGAGTCGACGATTGGGCAGCACGTTGATATAACTATTATGGGATTAAATAACAATCAACCAATTAAAAGTAAAGTTGATACCGGTGCTGCATGCTGCAGCTTAAATGCAAAAAACATTAAATTAACTGATAGTACGGTTGAGTTTGAATACGGTAATTCAAAATACAAATTTAATTTATCTGGTCATCAACAAATTGAAACCGCAGATAATGGTGTTGAAGAACGTCCAGTAATAACAGTTACTTGCAAATTAGGTAATGAAGTTATTAAAAATGTTCAAGTTAATCTTAACGATCGTACTGGATTAGATGACTTCTTAGCTGGTGTAAATTTGTTAAAACATACTAATAGCACAATCGACCCTAAACTTGAAGGCTTAATATCACAGTGCTTAGCCCTCCTATCATCTTAATAGACGGTTTTATACCACCACTAAAATGTCAATCTGATAATGTGTTGGAATTCACCACTCATAAAGCTAATAGCGTGATTGCTGTTGTTGAAAAGTATTATAATGTCAAAATAGCTGAATTAGTACCTGCAAATTTTGGTGATGTAATCGTACGGCCAATTTGTGATAATAGTGTATATTTTAATAGAAAATGGACCCGTATAAACAAATACGATTTTACTGGATACATACCTATCAGCACATACAACAATACAACACCATTTGATATATCTACTGATGTGTATGGTGGCGAATTAATATTTAAGACGTTTAAGTTTAAACATGCACCAAATATGGGTGAGCTACTAATATTTCCTAGCGCACCAAATTTTATTCATTATCATGATACTGTAAAAATTGGTAACTTACAGTATATTAAATTTTATATGGTATGCGATACACCATACGTGTACGATTATCGAAAATTTAACAATATTTGTAGTAAATGGTAAGCTACACTAATTAATAAGGGTAAGTAATGTACGGTCCAAATCAAAACGTAAATCCATATACAGTGGTATCTACTGGGTTAATAGTAGATACTAACGACCCGCAAGGTCGAGGTAGAATAAAAGTATATTGTCAGGCATACGGAGACTTACCAGGTACGCCATACGAAAACTTACCGTGGTGCAACTATATTACTCCATTTGGTGGAATGATATCTACAAATATTAATAGAGGTCCAGATGATTCTGTAACGGAAGGATCTACATCGTATGGCATGTGGGCACTACCAAAAGTCGGTTCTGAAGCTGTTATTATGTGCTTAAATGGTGATCCAACTAGCAGAGTCTTCTTTGGATGTATGCCTCCAAGATTCATGGAACATACTATGCCTCATGGTAGACATATTAAAGATAAAGATGGTAAATATTCTGGCCCACTATCATCTACCGAAAAACCTATTCAACCATTATCAACTAACATAACAAAAGCGTTTGGCACAGATACTAATCGTCCTGAATACGTATCACGTGTTACAGATCCAGGGGTAACTGGATTAAGTGATCAATATATAAAAAACAAGTATACAGAATCACAAGTTGCTGATACCACGTCTGGATATAAACGATCTAGAATTAATCCAGATCGTAAATTTACCGCCAATGGTGACAACTACGATAGTCAGATATATTCAATGACTACACCAGGCTTTCATTCATGGTCAATGGATGATAGTGCTGATAATTGTAGAATACGTATTAGATCTTCTTGTGGACATAATATTATAATTGATGATACTAATGAAAGAATATACATTAACACAGCTGAAGGTAATAACTGGATTGAACTTGATCAAGATGGATCTATTGATATCTACGCTAGCCAATCAATATCTATTAATTCTGATGCAGATATTAATTTAAATGCAAAGCAGTCTATTAGAATGCACGCAGAAGATATACACATGAATGCTAATCATGATATCGTACTATCATCTAATCATGTCATCAGTAACAGTAGCGACGTTATAACCTCTACTGCAAAAACAAATTATTATGTACGTTCACAAAAAACTAACTTACGTAGCACTAAAGAAATTAACACTACTAGCGATAAGATAACTACTATTGCAAAATCAAACTGCTACATTCAAGGTAAGGTGCTTAACCTTAAAGGTACTACAGCGTTAAAAGCTGAAGGTAAACGCACAACAGTTACCGGTACAAATAATCTAGTATTAAGTGGCAATACACTTGATGCGGTTACAACTAAATTTAACATTACTAATAAATCATCACTAACTATTAGAAGTGGTTCAATAATACTAGGTAGTGCCGCTATTAGTGCAACCAGTGGTATAGTAGCACCACAAGCTGTAGCAAGTAAGACTAAAGCAGCTCTAGGTGTTGCAGGCTCAGTTGGTTCAACTGGTGCAGACGTTACACCGGTATTAGTCGATGGAGTTTTAGTTGATCCAACTGTAACACCAGTTTCAAGTGATACGTCAGGTGATAGTGCTGCTTCTAACCTAACATCTGCACAACTAGCTCAGGTATTGGGATCTATTTCAAGTGATAGTATTAGCGACACTATGGCAAATATGCCTAGTGAAGATCTTGGTCGTGCGTTATCAGAAATGTCAGATGAGGTTGTTAGTAATCTGCTTAGTAGTGTTGGTGCAGATATGTTTGGGCAAGTATCATCAAATATACCAGCTGATATGCTACCTGGTATTCTAGATAAGATTAGTGGAGCTGCAGCTGGCGGTATAATGCAATCATTACCACCAGAAGACTTAGATGGTATTTTATCTCAATTACCGTCACCTCAATTAGGTAATATATTATCAAAAATTCCATCGGATCAAATTAACGATGTGGTAGATAATATACCAGATACTAACATATTAAACGATATGCAAAGTGCTAAATTAGGTGACATGTTATCAAATATGCAGTCAGATAAATTAGCAGCATTATTAGAAAAAATAGATCCTAATACGGTATGTAATTTACATCCTGCGCTCGCAGGCGAGTTAATTGCACGTGCAAATACAGAAAAATCTACTGTAGATGCAAACGGGGTTGCAGTAGATCAAAACACTGTTACTCCTGATAACGCGCTTAAGTATCCTAATTTTGGTAGAATTTTAGCAACTAGATCACCAGACGAGATTAATAGTGTACTGGCTAATATGGAGCCATCCGCATTAGGTGAAGCAATGTCGTATATACCGACCGACAAATTAACCGTAGATAGTACCGATGTTCAACGATTTGATACATCAAAAATTATTCCCGGGAATTTTCAAAGCACCTTTTCAAATAGCATGACTGGTGCAGATATTGGCGCAAAAATTGCTGATTTACCACCTGAAGATGTCAATAATCTTATGGAGCAAATGTCACCAGATCAACGCGGTCAACTGCTAACCATGGTGCCAGATACCGGTGTTGTACTACCACAAGTATCTAAATTTTTAACAAGTTTAAGTGACAAGGATAAAGTTGCAGTATTTACATCTGCTGCAAGTATGGATGCAACTGAAGCGCTAAATAGTATGACAAATGATGAAGTTACGCAAATGAGTGCGGTGCTTCCAACGTTAAGTGGTCCTGATGCAACTGGAGTATTATCCGACTTTAATGATAAAGACGTAACATCACTACTAAATGGTATGGAGCCAGATGATGTTGGTAGTATGTTGAAAGATATACCAATTAATGATTTTACTGATTTAATTAATCGTGCACCACTTGCTGATTTAATTGATGTATTCTCAAATATGTCACCTGAATTATTGGGAGCTGATCTTGCACGTATCCCAGATGAGGAGCTTAATAACTTCTTAATGAGTATGCCAAACGAAACAATGATGAGCTTGTTAGATAAAATACCTGATCAAGATAGGGCAGCGATATTAACAAAAATGAATGGACCTAGAGCTGCATCATCATCAGCTGCATTAATAGCCGCATATCCATTGAGAATACCAAAACACGAACCATGGATTAGGTCAGATAATAAATCTAATACCGACATGACTCAGAAATATACAAATAATGAGGCTGAAATTGGACGGACTCATAAAACTAGAAATAAGTATTGGAGTAGGTAATGGCACAACGGCAAACAGTTAACACACTGGGTATCGATCTTTCATCGCTTATAGCGACACCAACAGTAAAAGGTACTAATACCAAATCAACTAGTATATTGAATGGTACTAATAACCTTAATTATAACGGTACACTATATAGAGGTTTTTCTACTATCGATTTTAATTCAGGTACAATTAAAAAAGGTGTGTTTCCAGCTACTAATACGCAAGGACTAACATCACCTATATCAGCAAATTATAATATTGAAAATCCCGGTAATAATACATTTACCCTTACTGATGTTAGTCTAGTTGAACGAAATATACTAAATCATATTAATACAATAAAAGGTAGTCGAGTAATGATGCCTGGGTTTGGATCCATTATTCCTGAATTATTGTTTGAGCCGTTAGATGATGAAGTAGTGATTCAGGTTGAAGATGAACTTAAAACAATTATTGCGTATGATCCACGCGTTCAATTATTAAAAATTAAGTCAACTAAAATACCAAATACTAACACGTTAAATGTTGCAATGATGTTAATGTACATTGAATTAAATGTTACTAAAAATATGGACTTTAATTTAGAATTCAGTGCATAAATAATCAATTATACCTTAGAGTTTACAGTAATGAAATTATACGAAATCGCAGTTCCAGATGTAGATATTGCTAAATTAAAGCAGTTATGTGCTCCTTATATTGAAGTATTAAAGCATACTGACGGTGCTCCATTATTTCGTGGATATAAAGGTAGTAGATTTACCAACGTTGAAGGTTTTAATGTAATAGAACCTAACTTAAATAGAGTTCCGGTTGATACCCCTCGAGTGCTACACGATGCACTAAATCAATCGTTCAAGCGTGCATTTGGTTTTCCATATCGCAATGGCGTTTTTGCATCTAGCAGTTATGATGATGCACGGTATTACGGACCGGTTTATGCGGTGTTTCCAATTGGCGAATTGCACTATATTTGGAGCAAACAAATTAGTGATTTATATGTTCAATTGGATAAAACCTTTGACTTTGAGACACTTGAAAGCTCTAAACAATCATTAATAAATGCTGTTGCTAGCATAGCTGATGCGTATCAAAATAATGAATTGGATAAAGCTATACAAACAGGTCATGAAGTTATGCTTAACAATAAGTGTATTATGATTCAAAATTATGGTATGATTAAAGATGCGGTGATGTCGTGAGATTACATGAAGTTATAGATGCAACTGATTTATCACATATTGTTGAAACTATTAAGCAGCATTGCGGACCGTATATTGAAATACTAAAGCAAAATAACGGTGATTGCTTGTTTAGAGGTAGTAATAGCGGTAAAGCCTATCCAGGTCATATTAACTTAATTAAACCTAGATTAGATAGAACTCCATTAGATACGCCTAGATTAATACATAAGTTTTTAAATCAAGAGTTTCAAACAAAATTTCATTTTCCGTTACGTAATGGAATATTTGCCACAGGTAATCAACCACGTGCAGCTGGATATGGTTCCGTCAGCGTAGTGTTCCCAGTAGGTGAATTAAATTTCATCTGGAGCCCTAATATAGAAGATCTGTTTGCTGTTGTTGACACTACAATTGCTAACTTGGGAGATGGTACAGCGTTTGATCCAGATGAGGATCGTTTAGACAGTACTTTACCTGCTAGTGACTACAACAATAAGCTGCTGCTTGATAAACTCAATCAATATATTAATACCTATACAAATAAAGATTTACTTGCAGCTACTGCCAGTGATCACGAAATAATGTTTGCAAATGATTGCTATATGGTTAGTATCTATGATTATGGAAAAGTAGTTCAGGAGTTAATAAAATGAAACTAAATGAAATTCTTAATAATGATAATCATAGCATCGATGAAATTGTAGCAATATTAAAACGTGATTGTGCTCCAATTATTGCGGAGTATAATAACGTTGGGGTGCCATTATCTCGAGGAATACAAGATAGCAATATACCACCAATGACCGTTATTCATCCATCACTAGATAGTAGAAGTCCTAAAGATACTAATATAACGATTCATAATTATATTAACGATTACTTTACTAAGCATGCTGGGTTACCATTCCGTAATGCGATCTTTGCAACCTCTGATTGGGAAGTTGCAGAAGTTTATGGTGAAGCATATGTGTTGTTTCCTATTGGACCATTAAAGTACTTGTGGAGCCCTCAAGTAGGTGATTTGTACGATACAGTGTCAAAGCTTGAATCTAGTAAAGATGCAGATCCAGCAAAAAAATATGATCAACAATTCTATCAAAAATTAGATCAATATCTTTCAACATATATATCTAAGAACCTCCACGCAGCATTAGAAGATGGTAGTGAAGTTATGATTGCTAATAACTGTTACGTGGTCACAATGGACTTATGGTTTGATCATTTAGAAGAGGCACTTTCATGAAATTGCATGACATATTATCAGAAGGAATCTACGACAAAGGTATTTTTAAGTGCTTATTCTTAGGTGGTATTCCTGCTAGTGGAAAAAGCACAATCGTGAAAGATATTATTCAAGAACTAACTGTATCACATAGCATTAAACCACGCGTATTAGATTACGATAAATTTTATGAATACTTGAGCAAGAAGCATGATGTACCTATTAGTACAAGCGCTGAAGTTGAGGCTCCAGGAGCAGTATCAATTCAAAATAGAACTAAAGAGTTAATGTCATCACAACTTGAGTTATACCTAACCAGTATGCTACCAGTTATTATTGACACTACCGCATCTAATGTTCATAGCACTATCGTGCGTATGCGTAGACTACGTCAATACGGTTATGATGTAATGATGTTATATAAAGAATCTGAATTAGAGCGATCATTAACTCGGGCTGAATCACGTAGACGCTTTGTGCCACCAGAGTATATTAAAGATACGCACGAATCAAAACCTAGAACGATTGAAAAGATGCAAAAAGTGTTTAATAATGCACACTATCCGTTGCAAATACTAGGTGTAGATGAGGAGGTGGCGACTGTAATGCCTGCTATAGTACAATTCTTTACTAGTCCAATACGTAATCCTATTGGCTTGCAGCAGGTTGATAGTCTAAAATCTGCAGAACGTAAATATATTATACGCGGGCAGACTCCTCCAGTTGATTGGTATGGAAAATATTAATGAAGTTTTCCAAATTGATGTTCAAATGATGCTTCGTCGTATAGCACAGATTGAATAGTACCAGGTACAGTAGGCCATACAACTACGTATTCACCTAACGCAGCCTCTTCTTCACCTACATATAATGATTTTGAACCATCATATATAAGAGTGTTTTCTAAATTAAATTGAGCCGTCATATCATAAATGGCTTGATAGTTATTACCATTCCATTTTACAGCAGTTACTGTGTGCTTAAAAGCGTATTGCATACATAGCTCCATAAATCTAAGGTGTATATTATATATTTATTCCATATAACATGCACGTATAACTTGATTTATAATTGCAGGTGTACTATAATATTATTTTTTTATCGTGGTGATTATTATGGACACAAATCAAAAAGTAGAGTGGTTGCAAATAGAATTCCCTAAATTGTGGAGTGATATGGAGAACAGTAATCACCATTTTAATGCAACTACATTAAACCCGTATCACCTAGAAGGTCGTGTGAGTACTCATACACTTATGGTGGCTAAAATAGCTGAATTATATAATGAAGATGATATTGTACAATGGGCTGCATTGCTACATGATATCGGCAAACCATCAGCTCGTATCGAGATTCCAGAAAAAACACGTGCTAGATTTGTACAACATGAATCGATTAGCATGTTTTTAGCGATTGATATATTAAATAGAACAGATATGTCAACAGAAGATAAAATAATGACTCTGCGTACTATAGCTGGTCACAGTTTACTATTTGATTTAGTATTAATTGAAGATAATGACATTGTGCTAGATGAAAAAGCTCTTAATATATTTGAAGGTGAACGTACGTTTTTATCGTATGTTAGTCGAATTACTCGATGCGACACACTCGGTAGATTTGCAAAAGGTGCTGATGCTCGAACTAAATTAGGTGAATTAATAGTTAACCGCACAAAAACAATTGTTGATCGGTTAGTTGATAAACCTGATATTAATATTACTAAAAATAGATTAACTATACTATGTGGTCTACCTGGTAGCGGTAAATCTTCATACGTTGAAACGTTACCTGCAGATACAATTGTTATCTCCAGAGATAACGTGCTTGAAGCTATTGCAGCTCGTATGAACATTACATACAATGAAGCGTTTCACTTACAAGCTAATGATAAGCAAGTTAAAACCGCTATCGATGATGAAATTGCTAGAGTAGTTCAGTCCGCTAAATCAACTAATGCAAACGTAGTTGTCGATATGACTAATTTGAGCAAAAAATCAAGACGTCGTTGGATTGGTCAGTTTGGTAAACATTATAGAGTTGAGTGCATACTATTTTTAACTGGTATGTCAGAACTTGCACGGCGCAATGAAATTAGAAGTCAAGCTGGTAAATCTATAAGTGATGATGTATACTTACATATGATGAAATCGTTTACACTACCTATGTATAATGAAGGAATATCTCGCATTGAATATAGGTTATTTGAAGGGAATACAAATGCAACAACACATTGACGATATTAATAATCTAACTAATTTATATGATGAATCGCTGAGAGCTAGAGCACTGCAATGGCTTGATCGGTATACAGACGCATCTATCACACGTACCTGTACTACTGAGGACGGGTGCATCTGTATTGAATATAACTTAGATGATTTATACCATCAATGTGTCGTATTTGAGACAAAAAGACTTATCATGTGGAACACGGTAGGTAACGTTCGTAAGAATTATCGCAGAGTACAATATTTAACTTGACTTAACACTATAATTGTACTATAATATTATTTTAAAGCAATCAATTAAATCAAAAGGTGCATAAATGACTTTTCCAATTATTAATAATATCAACGACTTACTACCACATATCAGCGATAAGTCTGAAATTAACGTAGTTAGACATGAAAATGGTTGTACAGTAATTAGCTATATGTTTCAAGATCGAGATACATTTGCTGGTGAAGACGCAGAGTGGGCTCGTGAATGTAGAGGTATCACATTTGACGCAGAAGGTAATGTTGCATCGAGAACATTTCATAAATTCTTTAATGTAAACGAGCGTCCTGAAACAAAAGAAGAAGTTATTGACTGGAATGATATTCAATCAACTTATGATAAGCGTGATGGGTCAATGATTTCACCTGTACGCATTAATGATAAGATTGTTTTTAAAACTAAAAAGAGTTTTGATAATGAAATTAGTCAGAACGTAAACGCTATATTTAATGATGAGTCTCCTGAATATCGATTAAGTGAGTATCTATTAACTCAAGAAATTAAAGCTACTCCAATTTTTGAATATACCGCACCTAGTAATCGTATTGTATTAAAATACGATGAAGTAAAGCTAACATTATTAGCTGTACGTGAGAATATTACTGGTAGGTATTGGACTTATAGTGAGCTTCTTGAGCTATGTAATAAATTATTTCGTACTATCAACCTAGTAGATAGATTTTCAGTTGATACTAATGATGTAAATTGGTTAGGAAAATTAAAAGATGTGCTAGCCTCAGCTGAAAATTTTGAAGGCTATGTTTTTGAAACAAGTGCAGGTGAGCGATATAAATGGAAATGTGCTTGGTACGACTTACTACATCATAACTGCACATTTACAACTGAACGTAATATCGCGGAAATGGTTGCAGATGAAAAAGTAGACGATTTTAAAGCTTATTGTGTCAGCATTGGTGATACAGAACTGTTTAATAAAGTAGAAGCTATTGAAACCCGCGCGGTTAACTTATTACGAGATCTTACACTTGCAGTTGATGCTACAGTAGTAATTGATGGTGGATTAGAAGTTAAAGATTTTTGCTTAAAGCATAAAGATAATCCATTGTTTCATTTAATGATTGCTGCATTTAGGCATAAAGAAGTTAACTATATTGATTACTTTAAAAAGTACGTACTAAATATTGAATTTAGTGCAGATACCATTTGATTTTTATGTTAAAATATACTACAATAGTATTTTAAATCAATTATAAAGAGGTTTAGAATGCTTTGTAGTATATGCGGAGATGATACCGCGGTATCGTTTGAAGATCTAGAGATTTTTGAACATAGAGGTGTAGTTAAAGAGCTACCGTCGTATTTTAGTGAGTGCGATCAATGCGGTATATTTGCTACACAGTTACAAATAAACAAAAATGCTGCAATTACTCGTAAGTTTCGTGAAGATGTAAATAAAATGTTCTTACGTTATGCAAACGTTATTTTTTAAATGGTGAATACTATGGTAGTTAACGACCAAAACTTAAATAGTAAAATTAGTAGATCTGCTATGATATCAGAACTAGAACTTAAACAAATTATGTCCGATCGCAGTATGTGTCACGCAGAAAGCGTTGCACGTGACACCCCATCTAAAAGTACTGCTCGTATGCAACAAGCGTTAGACTTTAAGTTTGATGAAATCTTTAGGAACAGTAAATGAATATTATAGTTGAAACATTGTTCGGTAGTCACTTGTACGATTTAGACACACCTAACTCCGATAAGGATTATAAAGGTATAGTTTTACCTACCGCTAGTGAAATTTTATTAGGTAAAGCAAGCTATCACGTCGACAAGAGCACCAGCAATCATTCTGGTAAAAATACTAAAGATGATATTGATCGTACATTTTACTCATTAAGTTACTTTATTGATCTTGCGTGTAAAGGTGAAACGGTTGCACTTGATATGTTGCATGGTGGTGTAGATAAACGTATTGTCACCAGTGATATCTGGGATTTTCTTGTGAGTAATCGCCATCGATTTTATACAAAATCAATGAAGTCATATATTGGATACGTACGTAAACAAGCAGCTAAATATGGCATTAAAGGCTCACGGGTTGGTGAGTTAGAAAAACTCATTGACTACCTTAAAAACCACGACGCTAACTTAGTTGTTGAAGATATGTACTTTCCAATAAATGACTTTGGAAAGTGGATCGACTACAAAGGTAACAGATACTATGAATTTGCTGGTAGCAAGTTTCAAGACAATCTAAAAATTAAGTATATGCTAGATACGCTTGAAAAAATTTATGCAAATTATGGAGAGCGTTCTAAATTAGCAAAAGAAAATCTTGGAGTTGATTGGAAAGCTGTGTCGCACTGCTTACGTGCCGGGTATCAAGCTCGAGACATCTTTACTAAAGGTTACTTTGAATATCCACTAGATGAAACAGATTTTCTGATAAAGGTTAAAGCTGGTGAGCTAGATTTTTTGACGGAGGTCGAACCAGAAATTGAACGAATCACTAAAGAAACATTAGCGTTATCAGATGAATCTACACTACCGCAAGACGTAGATCGTGAATTTTGGAATACGGTTATTGAGACCATACATCTTGATATTGTAAAAAAGACATTGTAATGAATTGGAGACATTTTGATATGGGTATGTTTGATACTACAACGCTGCACTGCCCTAAATGTGGTACAGGTAACCAGATACAATCTAAAGGTGGTGATTGCGTACTTGCTGAATACGAACGCTTTGAACAGACACCCATTGATGTATTAGCTGGTCTATTAGAGGCTAATAAGGTAATTACATGTACACATTGTGATACACCTTACCGTGTAAAAGCTCAATTTAATGTTATGGCTACTAACATTGTGTCTGAATTAATTACTTGGATAGAAGAAACAGATAGTAGATTAGCTAATAAGCTTGCACCTACAGTTATTGATGATGCATATACTTTTGTACAAACATACTCGTTATTTTCAATACCGTTAATGGCATCTATTGATGGTAATATTACGCTTATATGGAAACTAGCAGATAGTGATAAATTATCTGTTACCTTTACTGGTAACCAGCAATACAATGTGCAGCTCGTTGTTAATAATGAGATGTTGGATGATACATTGAATATAGATCAAACATTACCATCTAATGTTATGATACAGCTACCATGGATTAATCATTTTTCAATTCGCGATAATGATGTAGTAAGCCATATAGGTACCGCGTTTGCAAATAATCGAATAGCAACAGTTAACTTTCATCATACCCATGTAGTACTTAAAGAGCTTGCTGATAAGCTAAGTGAAATTTATTCGGTATGGGATGAAAAATATATTTCATCCCATTTGTATTTTATTAACGCAGCTAGTATGGAATAACTAGCCAGCTTTTGACTTGAATAATTCAAGATTGTGAATAAGCGTATCGTGAACCCATGGGAACTTAACGTTGCGCTTAGCATAATCAAACAAGCTTACTGGGCTATCATTTAACGCAGATTGCTGATACGTGGCAAGATTTGTACGGACATTATTAAAATCTACTACACCGTTAAGCCATACTAACAATAACAATTTAACATCTGTATCGCTACGACCGTGTAAGAATTCATACAATGAGCGATCTGCAGCTTTTGATTCTAACAACCGTTGAAGTTTCTGACATAACTCACCAGATATTGATCTTAAAATAACACTCACTTTTTTAGTTTTATCATCTAATGCTTCTTCAAGAGCATCAATGTTGTAAATGCTCAGTAACTCTGATTTACGTTTCGTAAAATCATTATTGAAAATAGTATCTAGAACAACTAGTTTGTCTTTGTTTAGTAGCAGTACTTGTACTTGCTCACCATCGTGAATTAGTTCATTAGAGTCTGCAAACCCACTATAATTTAAAGCAAGTAGAATTTTAGCCCATTGTTGTTGATATCTTTCAGGACTTAACTCTTTAGCAATGTATTTTGTTAATTGCCAGAACGCTTCAAATGGTTGTTTGTATGCAATGCGCTCAAGTTCTTTATCTAGATTAACTAAATGTGAGTATCTATTTTTTAAAACATTAATATCGTTTTCTAAGTTTCTATATCTATCAGTAGCTAAGATTTCGTGTGGAAATTTTATGATATGAATATATGGGTGGTTGTTTGCATACGGATAATTGTCAAAGTTTTGATTTTGCTCAACATTATACTTAGCCCAAGTTGACTTTAGCGGGTAAGCATATATTCCGGCTGGAGCGTCGGTTGACTTAGTGCTAATCGGTGGCTTACTGTTTTTTGACATACTAATATAAACAGCAGCATCATTCTTATACGGTAGCAACTGCTCATACGCTGATCGTTTTGTTTTAGGTGCTGAAGATTCTTCAGCTTCAAATAATTCATATAATTTCATGGCAACTATTCATTTGTAGTGTAAATCGTATATTTATATCAATCATGTAGCATCTAAATTAGGAGACAACATATGTCGTTAACATCACTTAAAAACGAATTTGCAGAACTTGAACTATCCACCGTAATCTTATTAGATGAATACTTAGCTGCATATGAATTAGCGGTTAAGTATCAAGATCAATCAAAAATATTATATGATAAATATATCCAGACCAAAAACCTTAGAGTTCAGGCTCTGCATAGATTGCAAGATGCATGCGATCACGAGCAAGTAGAAGATCATATCTGCACTATATGTGGTGCAAACATTTAAAACAAATATAGGACAATATTATGTATATGCTAGTAGATAAAGATGATAACAGTATCCCATTTCATAACTACGATGAAGCAATTAATGCTATGTGTTTACATAATGCAATGAATGAAAATAATTTATGGAACATAATTGAGGTAGTTCACGAGGATGAGGTATCATGAATAAACCAAACTTTTATAAATTGCTAAGCTCCTATTTAAAGCTATTAGTAGTCTCGCCCGTGGGTGTTACTGTTAGTGAGTCTGATGTTAAACAAGTAGTAACTAACCGATACTTTGATCAGTTTGTTGAGTTCTTAATAGCTCAATGTGGTGAAATTGGATATAATGTTATCGTTAACGAGAAACAATACCATATAATTAGGGCAGAATAATGAAAATATATACCGGGAACTGGTCAAAGCATAGACCATTTTATGACTTTTTTGAAAAGCTTGGTATTTCAAATGAGTTAAACCATCAAATACATAACGGTTTAAAATGGCTTAAACTTATTGAGTGGGACCGTATCAACTATATTAAAGTTGATAAATGGGATACATGGAATGCTGATGATACACTAGCTACTATCATTGCAGCAGTTATGATTAAATTTAAAGATGAAGGTATCAACGGATATCCTCCATCATTTGATACTAAAGATTCAAATGGTTTAGATGAAATTGAAGGCTGGACGTATATAATTGATGAAATTATATACGTGTTTAGTAACTATGCAATGATGTGGGATCATGATGACGACTATATTGCAAATAAAGCACGCTTTGATAACGGAGCGCGCTTATTTGCAAAATATTTTACTCATCTGTGGGATTAACTATGCTTGCGCAAGTGTAGCCCAAACAGGTGTTACGCCTGCGCTAGTGCAAATCATCATATTCTTTTTTTCAGAATTATAAAATAGCTGCCCCACAACTGGCTTCGTTGGGGCAGATGATGATGCAAAATGTTCCATTAGATGCAATACATTTGTGTTTAATTCCCGACCGTAATCTGGATATTGTCTACCAAAAAACGATAAGCTGGTACTAGTATCTTTACCTGTCTTATCAGCTATACTCGGAATTACAACTGTACCTGCATAATTTTTGACAGCATATGGTGTACTCATGCTTAGCTACCTACATGTTCAAATAATTGTGATTCTTTTTCACGTCGTGCAACTAAACCTTTTAGCACTTTGCCGTTTGATTTATTCCACTTGTGAAACTCTTTAGCTGCAGCCGCATAATCTTTAGCGTTTACTTTTTTAAGTAGTGTTGACGCGTTCAAGTTACCAATACCACAATTATACGCAAAACTGGTTAACGCACCTAATTGATTTTCAGTAAGAGGTACTTGTACCGCTTTTAATACTTTATCTTCAAATGTTTTAAGCACATCTTCAAAAAGTTTATCTGCTTCTGCTTGTGTAATTTTATCAGTCGCGTGGACAGCGCGTCCATCTGCGTAAAAAGTGTTACCCCACCCAATAGTCCAAAACTTTTTCCCAGGTGGTAGTGACTTTGAAGTTGCACATTCATACGCTTCAAGCTCGCAACTTTCATAGAATTTAATTAAATCTATTGATTCTTTGTTTATCATCGTTATGCTCCAGTACAAAACAATATTTATATAACTTAACATCTAGCTATTAAAACCGCTAAATAAGTAAAGTTACACAGGAACCGCTAACGCGCATTCAAATAAATATTATAATTAGTCCGAGCATCAGATAACTCTATGGCCATTACACTTTCAAAAGCAGAATCTTGGGACAAAATCTACCAAGCAAGTAAATTTATTAATTTTGCGTCGTTTGATTTTGCCGCAGTTAAACAATCGTTAATTGAGTATTTTAAACTGTATCATCCAGAATTTAATAACTGGATTGAAACAGACGAATTTGTAATGCAAATTGAAGCATTTGCGTATGTGTGTGAATTGTACTCGTATCGACTAGATATGATTGCAAATGAAAATTTACTATCAACAGCTCAACGCAAAGATTCTATACTTAAATTAGCTAAGTTTATATCGTATAATCAGTCTCGTAATATTGCGGGGACAGGGCTAGTAAAAATTACATCAATTAGCACTACTGAAGATGTATATGACTTTAATGGTAATAATCTAGCCAATAAGAAAATTACATGGAATGATGCTAATAATGCAAATTGGAAATCACAATTTTTTACGGTGATTAGCGCAATTATTAATAGCGATTTTGGTGATGTGGTACCTTCAAACCGAGTT